ATTTCTGCGTATGCGTTAAGCATGTTGTCGCCAGGCATTGCAAGTGCAAGGTCAGCTGCCATTGCGTCTTTAACCCAAGCTGGGATAATTACGAGAAGTGGTGCATCTGCCTCAAGACGGTGACGTGAACGGTATGCAGCTGCGGCGCGACCAACCTGTACTAGGAAGTCACGACCGAAACCGATTAGCGAAGTAGTTGTAACAGCTGTTGAACCAGCTGCAATCTTCGATAGAAGGTTCTGCTCTGCTTCGCGTGCGTGCTGAACAAGACCAAGCTCGTTGTGACGAGCGATCAATTCAGGGTATGCACGAGTTGCAAGGTTACCGAACTGCATCTGAAGTGTTACAGCGTCTGTTGCTACTGTTACTTCTGCTGCAGCTGCCACTGTCAAACTTGTCTTAGCAGCTGGTGATGGAGTTGTAGCTGCATCATTAGCAGCAGTCCATACGCCAACAGCGTCTGCATAGTCTGAAAGAACAGGGGGTGTGATGAAGCGAATTCCGCCACGATCAGCCTGGAAACGAGGAAGCGCGTCACGAACTGGACGAGCTGTTGTTCCTAGACCAAAGATGTCGTACTTGACTTCAAATGGTGCTTGATGTCCACCAGCAGCAACAAGTGCCTCTGGGCCAGATACGGCTTGGACTTTTGCCCAGTTTGATTCTGCATCCTGTGTAAGGATGCGGGATTCTGGGAATGATGTGGATACGGATGCAACGATGTGTTGTTCTCCATCTCCACCATTCACACGGCGAAGCGTATGAATGCGTTTTGCCATAGCTTCTGCTACGGCGCTCATGTCATCCAGTGGGCTGCCAGCTGTGTACCCAGGAATATCTGCACCTGCCGTGATTGCCACGGGAGCGGCTGATACCTGAGCAACAGGACGGCGGTCCGCTGGGACCTCTGGTGTGAGGTCGTTGCTGTTTGCAGCGGCGGTCACGGGTGCCTCCATTGTTTCCTGAGCCATTGGCTCAATTGTTGTTGGTGTTTCATTGATAGATGCTTCTGCACCATCTGCAACGTCAGCTGCTGCATCATCTTCAGCTACTGCTGAATCTTCTGCTGCATCTTCAGCTACTTCTGCTGCTTCTGCGGTTGCGTCTGCTTCTGCTTCTACAGCCGGGGCTGCTTCGTCTTCTGCTGATGCGGTAACTGGAACTTCGGCAACTGGTGCCTCGGTTACTGTCTCGGTTGTGATTTCAGTTGAGAGCTCGGCGGTCTTTTCCACCTCTGTTGACGCTTCGGTCATGTTCTTCTTCTTCTCTTCCTCTGCTTTTTTCTCTTCTTCAGTCATTTCGACTTTAGGAGCTTCTTCAGCAGGTGTTGGGGCTTCAGCCATTGGGGCATCCGCTACTGGAATTTCCTCTTCCATTGGAGCTGCTTTTGCTTCTTCAGCAGGAGCTTCTTCCTTCTTATCCTCAGCAGGCATTGCTGCTTCGGCTTCAGGCATTGGCTTTGCTTCTTCAGCAGGCATCTCTTTTGGTGATTCGGAAGAATCAGAACCATCTTCCTTGGTTTCGCCATCTTGCCCGTATACACGGGTCGCAGCTTCAGCGGCCCGCTGGGCGAGCTCTGTGACTGCGGCCTCACGTTGCTTCAGTTCTGTACGAACGGAGTCAAGCATGTCGGCAAGCGACGTCATCGCGTCAACTGATTGTGGAGTTGGGTCCTCCCCCTCAACCGTTTCGAATTCGCTGATAATCGACTTCTGGAGCTCAGCGACTTGTTTGTCGTCGAGTTCAGCAAGCTGATCCATCATCTCTTTGATTCGGTCCACTGTCCCTCCTTAGGGCAGTTAGTTAGAGCAAAGTTGCTCTAGTGAGTTATGATCAGTCGAGGCGAGGGACTCCGAGACGCTTAACGCGTGGAGGCACTCCACCTGATTTAAATAGTACATCGGATTTAAATAGGTGATTGTACGATTTTTAGACAACTTCTGGTTCTTAGGTAAGAAGCCTTAAAAGCTTCGCCATTTGTGAGGAAATCTCTGACTGGTTGTAATAATCAGCACCAGACATAAAGCTCTTCAATTCTTCAGTTGCTATATCGGCATCTTCCTGACCAATTTTATCTTCAACCTTTTTAATCATATCTTCCATGAGCTTTTGAAGGGCTGGAGGGACATCTGAGAATCTAATCTTGGTGGCAGTCTCTCCGAAGGCAAAAGGAAGGTTTGCAATAACCTTTCCAAGCTCGGCGGAACTGTTTCTAATGTTCTCTAAAGCTTCAGGATTCAATGCTTTTGTGTCCAATCGGTCAATAATTCCCATCAAATCGTCTGCAGCCTTAGCTGATTTCTTGTAATCTCCAGCGTTGTCAAGGTTTTCAGCCTCTTCAACCTTTTCAACTACACGAGAAAGACCAGCAGTGCCTAAGTCAGACTTAAGACGGGCTAGAACTAAACGAAACTTCCCTTGTGCATCTCTAGGCTGAGTATCAGGGGTGTATTTTCCCGATTCAACTGGTGCTTTCCCACGATTCATTCGCTCTACTTTTAGAGCCTCAATTTCCTCAGGTGAGAGGTCTTTAATTTCTGGGTCAATAGCAAAGCTATCTGCCGTATCTCCTTCTAAAAAAAGTGCTTCTAAATTCTCTAAAAGACCTTCTGAATTGCCTGAAGCTGTCATTGCTTCAGCGATACGTTCGCGCATATCTTTTGCAATGTCATCAATACTGAAATCTGCTGATGCAACTTTCCATGTATCAGGGATTAACTCTGGACGGTCAAGACCACGAGCACGGCGTGTGATGTGCTTACGAACAGCAGCTTTTGCTCCTGGCTTGGCACGACCATATGCATGAATTGCGTTCTTTAAGTCTTCTACGTTTCTAATTGGAAATGAGCCATCTGGCATAGCCTTCTTCTCACGAGCTAGACGCTCACGAACACGGCGTGGGACAACAGCAAGTTCTTCAGTGTTGTCATCAATCATCTGAATCATGTAGTCAGATTCTTCATCTTTTGCCTTCTTAACACGAGCGGCAAGTTCTGCCTTTCTCTCTTCAAGAATTGACATCTGAACACTTGCTACACGAGCCTTTACTTCTTCAGCAGCAGCAACAAGTGGCTGATTCTGCTTAGCTTCAAGGGCATCAATCTTCTTATTAAGCTCTGCAAGTGGGTCGTGCTTTAGCTGAGCCAAAACATTGGCACCAGCTGCAACAAGGGCCATTACCTGACCTGATGCAACACGAGCACGAGCAATCGGGAAGCCTGGAACATTTACTTGACATACTGCGACAAGCTCAAGGTGACCCTTGATTGGACGCCAGTCTCCCGATGGTGCTGAGGCACGGGCAGCGCGGATTTGCTCGGGGGTTGTGCCTGGGCGTAAAGCACCAGAAACCCAAATTCCGTAAGCATCCTCTCCTGCGTGCACATCTGCGAAAGCTGATGCAGTGTCGTCATAATGACGAACTGCTTCCTCTGCAGAAGCTTCTAGACCAGCGTGACCGCCAGCCAAAGTTAGTTGTCCAACAGGCATATCTGAACCTTCAGCAGTGCGAAGTGTTCCTGTGTGGAAATAAGCATATTTACTACGACTACGAGGTGGTCGTGTTCCAAAAGACATTCCAATGTGGTCTACATGCCAAGCAGCAATGTGACCGAATACGCGACCCTCATCTGTAACTGTGAGTGGGGTTGCTTTAGTTAGCTTTGGGTTGTCAAACCATGATGTAGGAGGTTCTACTGGAATCGCTCCAGCAACCATTCCACAAGCGACCAACGCAGATGCGTCTAGTGGACTCATCCCTTCGACATATACTCCGTCTGGTAACACTTCATCCTCCTGAATACCGTTGCCATCATCAACGATTTGGATATAACACTCTTGAAATGCTGGCTTAGGCACGATGGTTACTGCCATTACACGAGCACTTTTGATAACTATTCTACCTGACTCGATTTTCCTTGTATCCTCAGAATCATCGCCAGTAGGTTCTTTTGCCTCTTCTTCATCTGCTTCAAATTTGTCCATATCAGCAGATACTCCACGGATAAATCCGTTGCGAACTAGGCGTTCAGCTTCTTTGCCATACTCCCCGAGATCGAATACACCGTAAGCATTTCCGATGCCTTGGTCTGTTCTTTCCATGTGGGTAATTTGACCGACAACGACAGAACCATCATGGCCCTGACCTGTTTTAATCTGCCATAGAAGTGGCAGTGGCAAATCTCTTGTATTGATGGAGCCAGACTCAAAGATACGTCCGTCACCTGATTCCATATTTTCTGGAATAACCAAAGGAATAATGAATTTTGAACCATGCTCGGAAGCTACAACGCCTTCTCTGCCGACCATGCGTGAACGAGCAGCTTCTGCACGAGCGTGAAGAGTGAACTCTCCAATAATAGTTTCTTCGGTTTTAACTGCTTCAATAGATGAAACAATTGACTTCTTTTTCATACCTGGATTTCGCTTATCTCCCGGCCACATCCCAGTCATTTCCTTATGACGAAGAGCGCAGTAGCCTTTAGCGCGAGGGCCCATATATTTAGCAAGGTACTTATGGCAACGAGTCCAATCCCCTGGGCTGTTCCAACGAATCTTTAGACCGCCCTTACCAGTTGTCCAGTATCGACGAAGCTTCTCGGCGTTGCCACGGTTTCTATCTAGACCGCCAGCAGCAATAAGTGAAGCAATTAGAGGGTTATTAGAAAGCGCTACAGCAGCAGGGAATCGAAGTGAAGCAACCACGACTCCGCCATCAATCTGCTTTGTTACCTCAGCAAGATTAGTGTTATCTAAAACGATAACAGGGGGTGGTGTAGGGCTGTTGAGGTCATTGAGAATACGGTCATCGCGTTCCCATTTGCCTGGCTTGCGCTTGAATGTTGTTGGTGTGTTGCTCTTTTTATTTGCAGGAACAACAGAGACTAACTCCATTACAGCCTGAGGATCATCTGGTGCAACAATAGCTAAGAACATTGGAGGAACATCAGAGTTTTCTGGTGTTATCTCTGCTTCTGTTCCAGCAGCAATAAGAGTCTTTTCGTTTGAGTTAGATACATCAAATCGTCTATCCCAAGCGGCTTTATTTTCTTTAGTATAAACTTTTTTACGATCAAGTTTGTCATCAAATTTTACATAATCGCTAGCAGGCGGAACATACCAACCACGATTGTGGTAGCCAACATCACCAGCTTTATTGGTGTATTTCTTATCTAACCAATCACGGAGGAGCGGTTCGTTATAAGCATTTGGTGTTGTTGCAGGGTTAAATCCAGGCTTAGTAGTTCCATCAGGATTAAAAGAGCCCTTGTAGTACTCACCTAAAACAGTGTTCATATCAGGTTCTTCTTTGTAAACCATTGGAGGGATTGGGTCGCCAGAATATTCTGGTGAGAGGCGTTGACCTGCAACCCAAGCCCCCCAATCGTTAACAAGAAGGTTTGTATCTGGAGCACTAAGAGGTGGAAGACGACCAGGTAATTGAGCAAGAGGCTCGTCAATTGCTACACGAGGCTCTCCCAAAATGCCTGAAAAATCTAGGTTATTTGCTGGAAAATTTGATTGTGAGACAGGTTCAAATGTGCTGATTTCCTGAGTTGTATTGGCAGGAACATTGACTGTTCTTCCATCCTCAAGAAGAACACTTACTTCCTGCTTTGCAGGGTCCATTGCAGTGATTTGACCCTTGTATTTATAGTCTCCACCAATAACAACAGTAGAGCCGTTCTTAGCAAACTTACCTAACTTATCTCGCACTTGAGTCTGAGCATTTTCAGAACGCTCTTCAGGTGTGTAGTTGCCATCTGTTGCAGCAGGAGCCTCTCCTGCGGCTAAAAGACCATCCATATCCCAATCGTCAGACTCTTCAACTTCATCTGAGCTAAGTTGATCAATAAACTTCCAGTCAAGTTCTGGAATTGCTTGTTCAAACATATCTGTTTCGTCAAAGTCAATCTTTTGAACATTGATGTACTCCATTGGAGTGCTATCAAGCATTGCTGAAATTTTAATTGCAGACTCTCGGTCTACAGGTGTGTGAATCTTTTGCACCTTGTCATATGGGTCATCAAGAGACTTGTCATATGTGTGGAAATCATTCTCAATGTTTCCTAAGTCATCCCAAGCTCCGTCGTCCCAGAACTTGCATGTTCCGTCATCTTCTACCTTGTAGAGACGGTCAATGCCTGAACCATCTAGACGGATTCGAATAAAGAATTCTGGTTCCATCTCTGATGGCATAAATGAGTTGTAATCAACTCGGTCCATTGGTGCATAGTCATGCATTCCAAGACCTGCAGTAATAGAAGTATTTGCCTTCTTCTTGTTTTCTCTATCAACAATTGCTGATGCCCAACGTTCTGCGGCATCTCCACCCCAAAGAGCCCAAGCAATACGGCCATTTGATGGGTAATTGTCTTGTCCAGGCTTATATCCCTTGCCTTTTTTATCTACTTCATGTCGTGGGAAGTATTTTGCAATATGACGAACCTTGCGAATACCAATCTGACCACCACGAGCAAGTGTGCGAGCAGTATTAAGACCAACTGGTGTTCCACCACGGTTCTCCTCCTTGCGCCACTCAAGACCACGCTTTGCTTCGGCAACTACAGCATCTGGAATTGTGTACATACGGTCATTACTAGCAAAAACACGGATATCTAAATCCGTCATGGCAGCATTAGCAAGCTCTACAGCTGTGTCTTTTGGCTTCTTGCCATAAGAGTTCCAGTCAATAGAAGCTATAAGTGCTTTTTCATTGCCAACTTGAACAACAGAGTTTGCTGCTTCGTCAACAACTGCACCAAAGCCCTCTTTAATAAAGAGAACTAGATTGCCTTTTCTGCCTGCGTATTCCACAGTTCTACTCCGTCTCTTCTGGGGCTGCATAAGCCTCAAGATCAGTTTCATTCATCTTTTCTCCAGAATCAAACTTATCTACGAGGTCTTTCCACATATTTACTTTAATATCAGTGATGTTTGAACCATCATATTTATCTGCTTCTTCAGAGTTCATCGGAATCCACTTACTATTAGAGCGAGCAAAAGTTCCCAAACCATTTACAGTGAAAACAACAGCAACTAATTCACCACTATCTGGGTTTGTAAGTGCTTCAACAGATTGTTCTAAATCAACTGTTTCTTCGTTAGAAATTGCCATTTCGAGCCTCCTCAAGGTTTTCTTCGCCAATCCACTCGGTGTCTTCCTCTAAAAGAGGACGAACTAGGTAATTTCCGTCGTAAGATGGAAACTCAATTGTACCTTTTTCCTCGTCTATAGATATCTGTTCTAGGTCAACAGGAAAAACATGTGCACCAATAATTGTCAGATTATTGTCCTCTTCCTCAGGTGAATACCCAAAGTAAGTTACTTTTCCAACAAGGCGCTTGTAGGGCATCTCACCAGAAAGTTTTTCAAGAACCGCTGGTCCTTCTATGATGACTTTTTCAATTTGGAGACTCATTATTTACCTTTCACAATCTGTGCGTATTCAGGTAATCCAGCAGCAAGCAGTTTCTTCACAAGAGCTGCTCGGACAGCATCAGACATACTTACGCTTGAGAGATCAGCCCATGAAAGATTCTTCTTCCACATAATCTCGCCGCCGCCACTCTTAAGTTTTCCGATTACATCTTCTGCGTCAGATACGAGCTGTCCATACTTATCTCCGCCGTTCTTGTAGAAGTCCATTCTACGAAGAAGCTTACTTGCATCAAACGAGAAGCTCAGGCTTGAACCGCTGCTTGGGGAAGATGATTGATGAGTAAACATATAGTTTCCACCGTTGGCTTTTACATCTGCTTTGGAAGACATACCGTTGGTGTTAATTCCATCCATCCAACGATTTGTCGTGGAATACAACCCTCCAGATTGGAATATTTCAAATAAGAAGTCTGCCATAGCTTCAGTTCCGTTTGGAGTAGAAGACTGCCAAGTGTGGTTGAAGTAATTAATTTTTGTTTCGCTAGCAATCTTGTCTGCAACACTTTGAGGAGCTAGATAGCTAATACGACCACGACCCTCTTTATCAACAACAATCTCTACATCGTCTGCAGTAAATCCATAGTCATCCTTGATTTGTTGAAGAATCTTGTCGCGAAGTTCGCCAGCATAGTTCTTTGTTCCATCTGTGCTTCGTCCATAAAGCCAAATCATCTTGTTTTCAACAAGACCTTTAATGTCCTCCTTAGTTGCTGGACGAACACTGTCCACGCCACCCATTGCCTTAATTGCATCTTCAATGTCTTTTTCGGTGGCGTTTGCTGGAAGAAATATTTCTACTTTATTATGGAATGCAACAGAGTTGTTGCTGTTGCTTGCATGATTAAAGAAGTTAGCTTTCTCTGCACCTTTCTTTGCACGATGAAGTTTGAATGTTCCTTTTCCAGCTTTTCCGCTGTAAGTAACACCAGTTCCACTTTGGTCAACAGAGCTACTGTCCCACTTTTTAGAGTACTTTAACGAACCATCTGGTTGTTTTTCCCATTTATCAATATCTAAACCAGAAGACTTATCAATGCTTGCATCGTCTATCATTTCAGCGACTCGTGGGTTTGCTGCCCAGTCGGTAAGAGTGAATGTAACTCTAATAGATTCTTTTCCACCTTTTGCAGTTACTTTTTGAACACGAAGCTCTAAGTCCTCAATTGCATCAGAGTCTGCAAGAACTGTCGCTCCTTTAGCTGCTTCTAATGGGTTGTCACCTTTTGCCACCTTTAATGCATCAGCAAGGCTTGGTGCATTGTCTACAGGAGACTTAGACCAATCTGCTGGTGCATTTGGAGTCTGAAGTGAGAAACCAGGTCCGTTAACTTCAAACTTAGATTTAAGAGCTTTTGCTTCTGCTTCTTGCTGAGCCTTCTTTTTCTTTTCTTCTAGCTCTTTAGCGTATTTTTCACCTTTAGCTTTAGAAGCAGCACGGGACTTCTCAAGAAGTGTGGTGTCTACATCAATGCCTAGCTCTTTAGACTGCTCAACAGTTAGGAACTTCTCACGGCTCCACACCTTGTCTGACTTAAGAGTTTGACCCTTACCAGCAAGAGGTCCATCAAAGTATGTAACTTCAACTTCACCAGTCTTTGAATTAGTCTTTGTGATAACACCATGACTTGTTAAGTCTTGGTCGTTAGCATTTGTTGAAGCGTTAGAGACAATAATTCCTGGAACAAGGTTCTTAGATTCAGGGTCTTTAACAAAGTCACCTTTTAGGAACTCTTTGTAGTCAGAATAACTATCTGCACCAAAGTAAGACATGTGTTCATTTTCATTCTTCTTTGCAGCAAGTGCCTCTACATCTTTAAGAGCTTTTGCTCCTTGTAGAGATGGAGCATCGTATGTAGGAATTTCTGCTGGAGTTGCGTCAACCTCTGGTGTAGAAGGTGTTGAAGGCGAGCTTGGTGTTGGTGTTGGTGTTGTCTTTGTTCCACCGCTACCTCCACCGCTTGGTCCATCTAAAATTTCAAGGTATGTAGACACCTTCCAGTTTTTCTTCCCAGTGTCATCCCATTTAATTTTTGCAACGTCTGTGTAGGTATATCCTTCTGGCTTGAGCTTAGACTTACCTGTAACAAGTTCATCCTTAAGAGAGATAACAACACCAGTCTTGCCAGTCTTAATATCTTTAACTTTCTGTCCAACCTTGACGATGCTAACTCCGTCTGCTGAAACATAAGAACCCTTTTGAGTAGGAATTGCAGCAGGAAGAATACTTCCAGGAGTTTCTGCTTTAGCCTTAGCCTTAACCTTTGCAGGTGTGACCTTTGCTTTCCACTTTTCACTCTCGATACGGCTCTTGAGAGCGGTAAATGAATGCCAACGACCCTTAAGGTTTTTAACCTTGCTTGTTCCGTCTGGGCCAGTAATGCGATGATAAACACTAAATGTGTTATCAGAATTGCGCTTTACAAGAACATCAAACTTATCTGTTCCGTTTGTCTGTGAGAACACAACGATGTGACCATTTGGAAGTGTGGTGCTTGAGTATTCCTCTTGTACCTTCTTCCAGATAAGGTCTGGATCCATTGGAGTCTTTGCTTCTGCAGCAAGCTCTTCTGTTGTGACTGATTCAAGAACTTCAGCTGGTACATCTTCATCGCCGTCTTCTGGTGTGAGAGATTGACTGAGGTCGCTTGTAATTTTTTCTTCTGGAGTTGCATCAGGTGATGTCTTTGGGGCATCGATATCACTGATGATTGAGTCGATAAGGTCGTTATTAACGCCTTCTTGACCTTTAAGAGCTTCTAGAAGGTCTTTTGTCTTACCCTTAGAACCAAATAGTTTCTCAGCAAGGTTTGATACTTCATCAAGAACCTTTTGCTTTTCTGCTTCTGGTAGAGAGGTTGACTTCTCTGTCTCAGTTAGAGGAGTGTCAACAGGATTTAGAGGCTCAATGTTGTCATTTGCAGAAGGAGTAATTCCACCGTCTGGAGATTCAGCAATTGCCTTAATCTCTTCTGGTGTAGCTACCTGAGGAATTGATGGAGTTATATTCTCTGCATCAATCTTGGTTTGAATTTCATCCCATGAGTTACCAAAAATAAGATCAGAAGCTTTTGGATTACTTGCAGTAAGCTGTCCTTCAGTGTCTTCGGTTACAACCCAGCCGTCTTTCTTCCAAGTGTAGTTACCTTCCTTGGTCCAACCTGATGGAGCTTCTGTAGAAGGCTTAGGTGCTTCCTTAGGAACTTCAAATCCTTCAGAATTTGATTCAATACTTGAAATAGTAAAATTCTTTACAGCACCATCTGAATCCAAAAGACGAATATTAGTTTTTCCGTTCTTTGGATTTTCCCAAATCTGTGCTGTTCCTTCCTTGGAAGGAATAACTGTTGCAACTCTGTCTTTTCCGTTATATAGGAATGAAACTTTCTTTCCAACAGCATCGTTTAACTGCTGAGCTAAATCACCAGAAGGGTCAAGAGGTATTACAGGGTTAGAATCACTTACTGATTGAATTGGCTCCGAGGCTTCTTCTTCCTGTGGCTCAAGACCGAAACGCTTAATAAGGTCTTCACGACGAGCCTTTAGCTTTTCCTTGAGGAATGAAGCTGTTTCTGCATCATCTGGGAATGCTTGGTCAACAAGTTGATCAATCTTTTCTGGACTGATTGCTTGAACCTTCTTTGCAGACTCAGCAATTTGCTCGTCTGTCATAGAACCAAAGATGTCGTTTGATTCTGAATTAATACTTCCGTCACGGAGTGTATCGATAGACTTTACATCGTCTGTAAGCTCTTTTGACTTATCTTTTCCTTGTGCACGGAATAGTAGCGATCCACCTGGATCAACGCGGTAAACATCTCCATCAACTGTAAGCATGTTGTCGTAAGCAAGACCAACAGAGTCATAGTTGTTAAGCCATGCATCTACTGCAAAATCTTCTTGTGCAGACTTAAGAATGTTTGCATCGTTCTTCTTGTCTGCAAAATCTTTATTAGAGTTTTCTACAAGAGGAGATACAAGGACGATATTGCCTTTGCTGTCTTTTCCAAGATATACACGACCAATCTTTGTCCCAGCTTCTGCGTATAGTGCAGATGCAAGAGCTTCGTTTGCTGCATGCTTATCAGACTTAGGCTTCTTGACGTAGTACTGCTCGCCTGTATCAGGGTCTACATAGAATGCACCCTCATTTGAGCCAGCTTGACCAGCAATCTTCTTCCAGTTGGTAGTATCGAATGCCTTAACTTCTGTTGATTTTGATTCAGCAGGTGTTGGCTTCTCTGGCCCCTTAGTGTTGTCTTCAGACAAGTCAAATATTGCTTGTGCTGATTCAGCAAAGTTAGTGTGAAGTTTTCCATCAGCAGCCATTTGATTAATTTGATCTGCTGTAAACCAACCAATTTCGGAGTTTTCTCCGTCCTTAGGTGTTAAATCGCTAAGTTGCTTTGGTCCAACTTCAAATACATATGTGTCATATGCCCATTCTGGACCTACAAAGTTTTGATGGATGTACTTAGGCTCAAGAGATGATAAATCTCCACCTACTTCTTCGCTAAATTCTTCTTTAGCTGTTCCACCAACTGACTTAGCAATTGTTTGGTCTTTATGTGCGCCACCAGGGAATCCCCACTTGCCACCTTCTTGTGAAAGACCAGAAGAACGCTTTGCTAGGAAGTATTCGTAGACTCCATCGGAGTTCTTACGGCGAACTAGAGCACCTGCAGCACCGTACTTGCCCCAGAAACGTTTTCCATTAACTGAGAAGAAGTAACCTTCTCCAGTTTCTTGATCATTTCCTCCGCCAAGTGGTGCAAAGAATGGAAGCTGTGGTGGTGTTAGTTGTCCGTTACGAAGTGCTTGAACGTCTGTAGAAGAGATGTTTTCTGCGTAATAAACACCATCTGTTCCTTGTGAAATCTTATAACCGTTCCATGTTCCAGCTGAACTCTCCTTTTCTGGAGCTTCATCTGTTTCAAGAATTGGTTGTTCTACTTCTGGTGTTTCAGGAGTTGAATCTACAGGCTGTGCAATTTCAATAGGTTCGTTACGACGACGAACTTCATATGCTTGATATTTAATCCAGCTTGACTTGTATTCCTTGCCATTTGCAAGAAGACGACGAGTAACAACCATCTTCTTGTCATTATCTGGGTCTGGTTCTACAGAAATAATTTCGTGGTATCCACCGAACTGTGCACTGATGAAGTCACCAGGCTTCATATCCTCAACAGCAATCTTTCCAACGTTAGTTGTGTTCTCGTTTTCCGATACCCAGTTATTACTTACCAGTCCACCAAGAACAGATTCGATTTGTGAGTCGTTGTCTGAAACTTCTGTTGGTTTTGGAGTTGTTGCTGGGCCAAGTTCGTCTGAAGTTGGTAGCTCTTTTGGAAGGGCGTTTCCAAGTTCTTCTGTAGTTGGAACATCTTTTCCAGCCATACCATCTGCAAAAGGCTTTGCCATAACAAGTTCTGAATCAGCTTTTGCTTTTTTAGATTTGCTTGCTTTGTATTGTTCATTTGCAGCATCAAAGTCAGTCTTAGCTTTGTCAATATCAAGAGAGTCAACACCACTACCTGTGATAGCCATCTCGTCGAGAAGATTGTCAAGAATTCCAGGCAACACTGCAACGTCAACAGAGGCATCGTGCCAATCTGTATTTGGATCTGCTAGGTCGTAACGAGCAGCAACCACTTGAAGAACATGGTCTCCATTACCGCCATTAATTACCTTGCGTGCTAATGCAAGTGTGTCAATCTCACCAGAAGGCTTGTAGTCCATTCCAAACTGGTCGGCGTAACGCTTAAGAATTTCACCATCAAATGGAAGGTTGTGTGCAGAGACAATTGGATTCTCGCCCATGAATTCCATAATCTGCTTAAAAGCATCTTCCTGAGACATCTGCTTCTCAAGGAATGCATCAGAGATTGGATTACCTTCAGAGTCCTTAAGAACTTCTGCAGGGTCTTTATCTGTGTAGAAAGAATCAAGTGGCTTCTCTGGGTTCATAAATAGAACCTTGGAGTCGATTACTTCGCCATTCTTTGTCTTAACAAGAGCAACTTGAATTGGACTTGGCTTGTTAAATCCACCTGTTGACTCGAAGTCAATGTGTACAACTTCTTCTTGTGCAAGGAGTTCTTTGAACTTCTTTGCATCTCCACCAGCTGCTTCGGCAATAGCCTTTAGCTTGTCTCCTTGGAATGCAGGAGGAGTTGGCTTCTTAGCCTTTGGCTTAGGTGCAGAAGCTTCTAAATCGATAGGAGCAGTCCATGTTGCAGCAGATTCTTTCTTTGCTGCATCAAATGCTGCCTTCTTTTCTGCAAAGTCTGGGTCATCCTTCTTTGGACGCTCTAGTGCAGGCTTAGTTCCTGCTTCTGGAGGAGTTGCACCCTTAATAACTGTAATCTTGGTTGTACCCTTCCAAGTCTTAGTCTGTGACTCGTGACCTGGGTAGTAACCCTGAACAACTGCGTTACCTTCTTCATCAGTTGAAACACCTTCAACTACGAAGAACTCGTAGTAATCCTGTCCCCACTCTTTTTTAAACGTAATATCGCCAGGTTTTACATCAACTGATGCAACTTCAGAAACACCGATTGGGTTTTCTGGAGTGTGAACAGGTGCAGTATTTTGTGTCTGCCATTTTTCAAGACCTTCTGGAGCAGACCACATTGCTTTAGCTGCTTCTAGGTTCTTGTTGTATTCCTCAACATCAGCAAGGTATTTTTCACGAGCAGCAGCATCCTTAGGAACAAAAATCCCAAGAGCTTCGTCCTTGTAAACCTTCTTTTGTGGGTCATAATCTTTAGCGAAAGGCTTACTAAGTTCTGGTAGGTCTCCCTTTTGTGGAGCATCTACATTTCTATAAACTTCAATCTCGGTATCTGGATACCAAAGCTTTGTTTTCTGAGTTGCATGACCAGGATAGTAACCCTCGACCCAAACGGAGCCTGCTTTTGCAGATTCAGAATCAGCATCAGCGTAAATTTTTTCAATAGTAAAGAAATCGCTAGTTGTAACGTCTCCAGCTTTAAGCTCTGAAACCTTAGCTCTTAGTCTTGCAGGTCCTGTTGGTTCTCCTGTATTAACTGTTGTGGCTTCGGGTCCCGCTTGGTCCGTCGTAACTTGTTGCGGGGTTTCGGCAGGCGTTTCTTGCTTGGCGGGGGTTCCTTGTGTGGTTTCAGGTGTTTCTCCTTCTAGAGCATCTTGGATCTCTTGTGAAGTAGGTTCAGTCTCTGCGCCTTCTGCGTAGATTTTATTGATAAGAGCATTTGTGTCTACACCTTGAAGCTGTAGAGCATCGCGAATTGCTTCACCGGGAATATATCCAATATAATCTTCACCTTCTGGTGTCTCTTGCGAAATAATTCCATATCCTGGCATTTCATTTCCAGGCTCAAGTGCACGACGTAATTCTTTTTCTAGTAGTCCTTCTTGTTTATAAGACTTAGCAACTTCAACTGGATCAAAAGTAAAGCCTTCTGGAGCATCTTCAGGGATAATTGATTCAGCATTGTTAAATGGATCTTCGTTAAGTTCTGTATACCCTGCTGGTGCTTCGTTAGTTACATTCTTTGGAAGATACTTTGCGTAATCTCCACTCTCTGCATATGCAGCTTTTTCATCTTCTGAAAGACCTTCAAGAAGTGGAGGAAGTGTTGCTGGGTCTCCATCGCCTTCTGGATTTGAAGTACCTTCAATATCGCCCTTATCAATAGCATCTTTAACTTCATCAGAAACTTCTGGTGTTACTTCAGCAGTATCTGGTTTCTTTCCGCCGCTATAGATGTTTGCAAGAATTGCATCTGCATCTTCGCCCTTTTCTTTAAGAGCGTTATATAGAGCTTCTGCTGGAACAATTTCATCTCCAGCCTCAAAGGGAAGAACACCAAAGCCAGTAGCTGGTTGTTTCTTAGTTCCAGATACTCCCTTAGTTAAAGATTCTACTATTTGATCTGTCTCATACCTTTGAGCAATCTCTGCTGGGTCATCTGAGTAGTCAGGAGAGATTTGACCATCAATAGGACCTTCAGGGGTGTACTCTTCACCCTTTTTAATCTTGTAAAAACCTTCTGGGTAGTCAAAATCTTTTTTATCATCTGAAATTTCTGCTTTTGGCTTTTCTTCTTTTGCTTTTTTATCAGCAACTTGTTCAATACCTGATTTTACTTTTTTAAGAAGAGCTTTTTTCTCTGCTGCTTTAGCCTTAGCTGTCTGAGCCTTAGAAGGGTCTACACCTTCATTATTTTCATATTTTGGCTCATCTTGTGAAATGTAGTCCTGAACATCTGCCCAAGTTTGAACTGCAGCAAATGTCTTTTCCTTACCGTCTCGACGGCTTACAAAATAGACAGGCTTGTTAGGGTCTAACCAGCCATCTTTTCCAAGACCTTCGGTAACAATGTTTTGTCCTTCTGCTTCTTTTTGCTGAGCAGCTTCAAACTTATCTTTAGCAGAGGCATTAGGTGAATCAAACTTAATTACATCGTAAGCATCATCTGTGTACTTTTTACCAAGATCAATTTTTGTTCCGTAGTAATCAACATCATCTGCGCTAGGAGACCAAGTTTCGTCAAGCTGGAATCCTGATGGAGCATCTATAACTTCTAAATCTGATTCATTTACTACAGGATCCCCTATAGAGACCTTTGCTGGGGTCTTGCTGTATCCATCTTTTGTTCTCATTGAAGGAAGAATTGCTTTAACACCTTCGGCAGAGCCTGTTGGAACACGGACAAGCCTTCCATCTGGAAGCTCCATATCAAAATATTCGCCATCGATACTTTGAGACACTGCTGTTCCAGTAAGACTTTGAACTAAACCATTTGCTACACGCTTAATAAGTGCACGAAGTCCGCCACCCATCTCAGCAAAGCGACCCTTACGGTCACGACGCTGCTTTAAAGCACGCATACTGCGAGCTGCAGATGAGTTTCCATCACCAAGAGCTGCAACAAGAGCGTATTGAGGAACCATACCTTGAGGCATTGATGAAAGACGAGTAAGTGCATACTCATATTCAACAGATGATGGGTGAGAAGTAAATGCTGATAGAAGAAGTTCTTTAACTACTTCGTCTTTAATTTCAGGATCATCATTAATCCAACGAGCACGATATTTAAGAAGAGAAGCAAGAGTTAGGTCGTTATCACGAGTAGAACATGGATGTGCAATTGGTAGAAGGTCTGTGTTCTCTACGCTTGCAGTGAGAGACCTGTTACTTTGAGCAAGAGTGATGTAGTGAGATAGTTCAGTAAGAGCCTTGTGCTTACGAACAGAGAATGCGTCTGATTCGTTTTTAGCAAGAGAACGGGAGACAACTGTAAGCGCTGCCTTCTTTGTGACAGTACGAGTACCAGAAAACTCAGCGTTAGCTCTATCAACAAGCTCTAGCGCTGCAGCATTAATCTTTTGTGTCTGTTCTTCAATAGAAGAAAGACGAAGAGCTGGCTTCTTTGGGTAGTTGGTGCTCACTATTGGACTACCTCTCGTGTTGGAAGAAGATCTGCATCAAGGCTGTCGTATGTCATGCTTGCGAGTAACGAAACTCTTTTAAATGGGTCATCGTTATTACGAATTGCACGAAGCCAGCTAGCTCTAAAAGCTTGCTCTGCCTCATAACCTAAACCAGACAATTCTGTCATAGAAAAAATAATCTCTTCAGGAGAATCATATTCTGATTCTTCTTTAAGTTCTGTAATAAGTTGTGCTTCTGCATATGCAGTTGCTAGTAGAAGTTCCATATCCTCTTCATCACGGAGGGGGACTGCTGAAACATCAACAACTCCTTCTGGAATTACTGCAAAGCGGCACTTACCTTCTGCTTCAATCTCAAGTGAAATGATTTGACACTCTGTTCCTTGGAAGAAGACACAGTTTGAACACTTAACGCCAATATCTTTTTTATCGTTGTCGTATGCAGGTGTGTAGCCAGCCCATACGCCATCGCCATCTTGGTCAAACTTTCCATACTTGCTTGTAACCCAAACGAGTGCTTCTGCAAGAGCCTGCTCTTCTGGAATCAAACCAGATGCAGTCATTGCTGATGCTGACTTCTTTGTGCTCTTTGGGTGTGATGCTGGAAGTAAATCGTTATCTTGCTTGTATGCAGCAGATGAAGGCTTTCCAGACTTAAGAAGACGCAAGAATGCGTTAACGCGGCCCATTGCCCATTGATTGCGAGTCATACCGGGGCGGTGCGAGACTGAGAAAGCTCCAGCACCACGACGGTAGACGGCCTTGAGCATTGACAGAGACGCTTTACGACCCTTTGGTGCAGTTTCATTGTGTTCTACAACCTTGTTCTTTAGTGTTGTTTCTGTTTTTGCATCAAAATTAATTTTCTTTGAACCAGATGCAGAACCTTTAGAGTTTTTATCTGAGCCTTTAATCTGGTCTTTCTTTGGAGCAGGTGTTTGAGAAATTGTTTTCTTACCAGCTGCTGTTACTGGACCACCAGCAACCCAAGCGCGACAAGTACGAGCAGATGCACACTTGAAATCAAATGCTTCGCAGTAGCCAAGTTCGCCAGCTTCGTTAATGGAATCAAATTCATCTGCGTTTTCTGTCAAACCACCTTCGATACAAGAAAGCATCTCTGGAGTTTGAATAAATACAGCGCAGTTACCGCAACGTTGCTGCTTAGCAGTTTCTACATCTACGCCCCACTCAGAACCAAGTGCAGTCCAATACTCTTCGTTTGGTTCTGCAGGATTAAGAGGTCCATACATTGCTGTATCGATTGCATTCTTGCGATTCTTAAGATTAAGAGCAATGTCTTGTGTTGCTGGAGGGCAAGTCTCTTCAGCCATTACTGCCCTGCCTCTGGAGTTTCGGCTGGTGGCTCTGCAGGAGTTTCTGCGGGGGCTCCACCATCAAGAATTTGTTGTAACTCTGGAGTCATAGGGGCAACAGATGACGCTTGTGCAGCAGCCTTAACTGCTTGCATCATTTCAGGAGCAACAGTATTAAGCATTGCTTCTGTAAGTTCTGGGGTCATTGCACCCTTTTCGGTCATCATACGAAGAGCCAACTCATTTGGAGTCGGAGCATCTTGATCTGAGAATCCGTGAGCACGACGCCATGTATCACCAGAGACAGCCATACGGTCATAACCAGCATCTGCATCTGCAGCACGGTCATTGCGTGTTGAAACTGCTGATGGGTCATACCAAACAACAATCTTGTTTACTTCAGCTTCTGGATAACCATTAGCAATGAGGTATGGGCGCAAATAAACAACTGTGAGTGCGTCACAGATGAGAAGCATCATTGGCTCAATGTGTGCCTTGTAAAGTGCTTCGTCAATTTGAAGTGCGTTTGAATACTTAACGTTTGCGAGTCCTGTTACAACATCCTTAGGAACATCTAGACCTTGAAGGATTCGTTCTAGAACACGATCAGAACGCTCTGCAAGTGCAGGGTCGAATGAACGCTCAAACTTGAACTGCTTAATCTTGTCGCCAAGCTCTGCAGGACCACGAATGATAAGAGGAACAACTGCGCTCGCTGATTCTTCATCGCGAATCGGAGTTGTCATCGCATCAATTAATTGTTCTTCGAATTCGTCTTCTGCTTCTTCGGCAGTAAAGCCTGCGCCGATACCATCCTCAGAATCGTAGGGGTAGTCTGGATCTGCTTGCGCCGCGACCGAAAGACCGTCTGGAAGATAAAGAGCACCAGCATTGAGGCGAGAACGAGCAGTAGCACGGAAGGTCCTATTCAATAGTAAGAGTTCGGCACAAAGATCAAGTAGTGAACGAAGTGATGAATCTGCTTCATCAGAGAAACGTGGATGTGAACGCCAGATGCGTCCTACAAATGCTTTGCTACCAAGTCGAGAAATACCAAACGCTGCACCTTGTCCAGCTGCTTGTTCTCTGCGACCGATAACACTAAAGCCACCCTTAGGGTCAGTAACTACTTCGTCAACAGAACGAATATCCCAAGACTCAGGAAGACCACTTCCTGGACGAGCAGGCATCTGAACCAAATAACATTCGCCTGAGACGGAAAGATTAAGAGCAGCATCTTTGAGTAAACCTGCTTGACCGCCATATGCTGAGTTTAACCTTTCTAACGCACGTTCTGCTGCTGCTGAAAGATTTCCTTCAACAACACGAGATTCATTTACAGATACTGGAGCCTGTGATGGATCATCAACTGCTGCAGCATAAATTCTAATTCGTGAAACAACTGATGCAACTAAGTTGAATGCATATTTGATTTCACCGATAGCGTCGTAGTATTCCCAAGCTTCTGCTTGCCATGCTGATGAAGATGCATGACGACGAGTTTTAAATTGCTCGAATTCTGCTTTGTCATTTACCTTTACTTGAACAGCAGCAGCAGTGAGAGAACGAGGAATGTTATATGCAGCAGACATTGCTGGAGTTCCGCTAGTAAAAATGTTAGCGAAAGAAGATGGAGTTGGTCTTTGTGGGACTTGCACTACTTGTGTTGAGCGCTTTGTAGATGCGCGACGACGGGTTGGGCGCTTAGGAGCTTCAGCTGGCACTTCTTCAACTGGCTCTACTTTTTTGAATACGCTCACTTGAGATACCCTTCGTCAATTTGGTTACGGAGCATGAGATTATTTATCCTCATACGCAGTTAACAGCCCTGCTACTGCAGACAGTGCGAACACCGTAGCTACAGCAATAGTTACTGATGTAATGATAGTAGATATTCCGAAGGCTGATGCCACCCAAATCGAGGTACACCACTCACAAGTGAACAGGTATCCGAACTTAGAGGTCTCTGAAGGAAACTTTTTCCATATCCAATTTCTCGGTGTGTTGAGAATCGTGTCTCTAGTGACAAGCCGTGTCACTCGGTAGGTCGCTAGACCCAAGACAATGAACTCCAAAAGACTCAACTAGGGTCCTCTCCCGAACTAATAAAGCTCCCATATGGGTTCCAACTACGCAATCTGGACCCACAACCGCAGTTGTCGTCCTTCATAAACGCAATAATCTTGCCTGAAACGGTCAAAATGTGAGTTGTCTTCTTGTCTTGCACCATTAACTCTACTTCCTCACGGAAAACAATTCTAGGCCCCTCAGGTGAATCTTCAGCAATCAATAAAGTGTTTTGAAGTACGACAGCCCGACACCTATCCAACTTCCTTGTCCCTTGTGGGGCATCTCCAGTGGTTTTTAGCATGGTGATGTCGGAAAGGGAGCCCAGAGGAGCGAGTTTTATAACAGCAGGAAATACGTCAACTATCTTTTTCACTACTTCTCCGTATATTCAGAAGGGATGTAGAAGTCATTCCACCCCAAAGCTTCTTTTGCTACCCCTAACGGAATAAGTACTGGTCTAGAGCGTTCACTCAAAGGTATGAAAGAAAAGACATCTTCTTTTGTTTTAGCCAACTGGGCATTTTTCCAAGAGCGATTCTTTGTGAGACTGCGGATTGGGAACGCCATTGGGAAACGAGAGTTCTCAGAAGTCATCGTCTCAAGAGCTCTGGACTGTCGAGACTTTATTGCTTTTGGATTAATCCAAACCACAACGGCTAATTCTTCTTCTGTATAAATACCAGACTGTGTTTCGTACTGTCTCACTTACTCAACCTTCTCGCCATTGCTCGGTAGGAAACCCCTGCAGCCTCGGCAATAGCCGCAGTCGGTACACCCATGCTTCTCAAAGTCTTTGCTACAGCCGTCAGCTCGTCGTTAGCTAAAGCCAGAGGACTATCTGGGGCTGTCTTAGCTCTATACCTTTGGGCTAGAGCACTAAGTTCTTTTAATCTAGGTTTCATATCGGGAGGGACGCCCGGAGAAATGGACCTCAGACGAGGTGCAGATTTGGTAGGAACCGAAGTGGTTAGGGATTTTGGGGGTGGAGAAGGGATATCCCTAAATTGCTCCACTATTTGCGCTCTTTTTACCCAGAAATGGATTGTGGTCTTAGGTCTTTGTGGCTGTAGGGAATTACCCAGCGCCTGAAGGGACCATCCTGCTTCCCAGAGGACTCGGAGACGCGATTCTGCCTCTGGACGCGGCAGAGAGCTGATGAATGTCACTTCATCTGAAGGCAATAGCGGCGTCTGATCCATTTACCTATAGTACAGGAGTTTTGAAGTGTCGTACGGGAGAAAGGAAGGGCTATCTCTTTGTACGGAAGGGGCGAAAAGATGAACATTTACATTATTTGACTTTGGGCTGCGAGCTGGCCCCGCTTATATTTGACACTGCGCCAAATCGTTCCGGGCTTTTTTTTGCTTTTATCTTGCTTTTATTTTTTGCTTTTGGTTTTGGCTTTTGTGATTGCTTTTATGTTTGTCAAAGTCATCAAAGGTCATCAAGGTCATCACTATGTGTAGTCAAGTCATCATTATGTGTGGTCATTGTTGGTCAAGGTGTTTGTTTTATTGTCAAGGTCATCAAGTTGTTAGGAAGTGGTCAAGCCTGGTCACCAGGTCAAGGTCATCAAGTTGTTAGGAAGTCATCTACCTAGACACTAAATCTTTCTACTTGCTGGGCTAGGTCTTGGGTCTTGGTCTTGGTCTTGGGCTAGGTCTTGGGCTCTTGTGCTGGGCTGGTCTTAGGCTGGCTGGGCTAGTTGGGCTATGCCTAGAGGCTTGCCTAGAGGCTAAAAATAAATCTAAAAAATATTGCAGAAAGACTTGACAAAGTGCAGGAAGGTTGCTAGATTATCTCTTGTAAGCAATAAGGCTTACTTACACAGGGAGAAACAAACGATGTATAAGACTTATGGAGTAGAAATCACAGCAGGCGGAGTTACTTATTATTTCCACCTAGACAACCTAAACAAGGTTCGTGAATTGTTTGCAGGTTCTTGCGACATCACCCGCTTCATCGTGACTGAGGAGATTGACGGAAACGGACCTAAGCAACTCCGCAAGATGGAGATGGCAGAAGTGCAAGACATCATCTGGGGTCGCACCGCACGAGTCCAAATCTTGCAGGCAGTAAGCGCCTAACCCACTAGGACTAGAGCCCCTTAGGTCACCCCCTGACCTGAGGGGCTTTCCTATGTCACCGCAACACACACACCGCAACAAACAAAGGACATCAAAGATGTATCAAGTGACTAACCCTAAGTCGGGTAAAAAATACACCTACAGCACCGCAAGAAAGGCAGACGCAGAAGGTCTAGCTAAAAAACTAGGGGTAGAGGTAGTGGAAGTAATAGCAGTAGGCAGTCTGCCTAACCGCAGACCAAAGGTCTACACCGCAAAGGTCTGCCTATGTGGAAGGCGTGAGGACACACACGAGTCCTACGATTGCTACAAGGACGACAAACTAACTAACGGATAAGACTTGACAAAGTGCAGAGAGGTCTATAGACTTACACCGTAAGCAAGTAACAACAAGACAAAGGACACCCAATGACAACAAAGACAGCCTTACAGGTAACAACAGCAGGAGAGGTCACAGAGTTAGACCTATCCTCAGACAGCCTCAACAAACTACAGACCGCAGTAGGTGGGTGGGTGCAGGCGATAGACCTAGCCTCAGACCTCTCAATGTGGTGCAACGAGGAAGGCAAACTCACAGGGCTACCGCATAACCCATACGCACAATTTATGTGGGACAAAGTATTCGGGGCACACACGGACTACCTAGTCGGGGACATAGTTCTCACAGGTGGGACAGACTCAGAAGGTGAGACTATTGGACTCACACAGGAGCAGGTAGACATTATGAAATTGACCGTAGCGAAGGTGCAGAAGTTCGTAGAACCTAGCATTACAATTATCTAGTCACGGGACAGAAAGAGCCCCCTTGCTTAGGCAGGGGGGTTTTTTCTTTTCTACGACACGCCGTAGAGGACTTGACATAGTGCAGGAAGGTTGAGATAGTTCACCTATTGCTACAGGGAGTAGCAAAGGACAGAAAGAGAAACGACGACTATGAACCCATTTACCGCATTACAAGATTGGCTAGACGAGAACGCAGATTTTGGTGCACCTATTGGTGCTTTCATAGGGGTAGCAGTTGCAGTAATTGCCTGCTTCATCTGGGGCTAACAATGACAACAAAGACAGAACCCCTAGATGCAGAAGTAGCAGAGATGCTAAAGAGACATATTCCTAACAACAGTCACAATAGTGAACCGCACACGAAAGAATATCTAGACAGGTGCAATAAGTGTGGGCTAGATATACGAGGCGCATACTATGACGATGAGAGAGACGGACGAGTCTTCATAGGTTGGTTCTCAAACGAGAAGAACGCTAAAGGTATTTATGCGGAAACAATTCTCTGTTCGGTAGAAGGACTTTAGAAAGAGGAGACCCAAGGGGTAAAAATTCCCCCTGGGTCTTCCTGTTCACAGGTCTAACTACTTAGATGCTGCACCCTTACTAGGTGCCCTTTTCTTATCTACAGCCGCAAAGACATCATCTATCTCTGCCGCAGTGAGTTTCCCATCTTGTAGATAAGCGCGACTCAACCCCTCAACTACGGTCGCCACGCCACCTATGCCAGCCATCAAGATTGCTTGTGTGAGTTCTACGCCAGCAATAGCGCCAGCGCCAATCACGGACAACCCCGATGCTGCGAACACCGCCATAATTCTTGATAGAACCATTTTGGTCTTTTCTGTATTTGCTGCCATTTTGTGCCGTCCTTCCATAGTCCGCACTAATGACGTTGCTACGGGACGCAACAACGCCCAGCCCCTCAATAATAGATGAGAGACTGGGCGTTGATAGAAAGAACTAAGGCAGGATTTCTACTGCAGTCCCGCTAAACAAAGCCTCAATCGTTGCTAAGTCAGCACAATCTTTTGATTCTATTCGCTTGTCTTTTTGGAACTCTTGTAGAGCAGAGCAAGTGTGCTCACCGAAGTAACCACTCTTTTCATCACCCGCAGATGGGTAACCAAGTTCCATCAAACGCTTCTGAACTGAGATGACAGAGCGTGAATTGCGAGCGCTTCCACAGCAAACAAGCGCAGCCATCTGGATATAAACACCAGAACCTTTGGCAGCTACGTTCGACTGATCGGAATTTTTACCCCTTTTAGCTTCAGGAGCTGCTGCAGCTACAGCTACAGCTTCTTGCTTCACAACAACTTCTGGTTCTGGGACAACAACAACCGCATCTACTGTAGGAACAACAGGCTCGATTGGTTTGATTTCTTCTGACATATAGGTTTCCTTCCTACTTTGATGGGAACTTAGCAACCCACGAATAGAGGTCACCAACTTTCCCACCATTATAAGCGTTCTTGCCTACCCCCCAAGCGCCAAAATCCTTACCTCCACCTGACATTAGGAAGGCAATCCGCGCATTGGCTACTGGGTTGAATAGTTCTTCGTTGGTTGTAAGACCGTATTTCTCACGGCGGTCTGTTCCAAGACCACCAATCATATTGATTTGGAATAGTCCATAGGAGTTATCTCCTGTATCTGAGTTCCCGTTGTGTGAGGTAGGACCTCCACGAGACTCTCGCATCACAATACCCCAAGCAAGTTTGAGGGCTTCTCCCTCGAATCCAACTGCTGTAAGGAGTTCTTTGAGTTCTAAAGGCTCCAATGGTGCTCGACGTTCCGCATACTTAGCGAGAACTGATGGGGCTGGAGGCTGGGTAGTAACTGATGCTGCCTTGAGTGAGTAGATTTTTACCCCTCTATCGACGCGATCAGGGATCACTACGTTCTTCTTTTCTGTCGTTGATGTCGTTGTTGATGTATCTGCTACTGCTACTACATTGGATTGGCTGTCGTCTTTTCCAACTGCTTGTGCGACCGCAGCGCTGGCGCTCAATAGCACGAAAGCCATTGACAAACCGAACACTACTGTTTCTGCTTCGCGTTTAGAAATACGCATTGTTACTCCTTTGTTAGGGGATAGGGACAGGTGCTAATGAAACTGCACCGAAGGGCGTTAGATAGCCCTCATCATTTTGTCTAATACGTCTTTACCTCCTCAACCCTAGCACATTTGCAGGGAAATCCACCCCCTAAGACTACCTCAGAAGGTGGATTTTCCAAAACAACTGGCTCTTAGAGGCTAAACGCCTTCCTGCACTCCGGGCCAAGCATCAACTCACGACTCTTAGGGTCTGTGAGTTCAGCACCGCATTTGCCACAGCATTGGTAATGTTCAGCAAACAACTTGGTGTATTTGTATGGGTCAGCCTTGATTATCCGTGTAAACACAAGGGCGTCCTCAACGGCTGGTCGGACACGAGTGAACGCTCCAACTGAACCATATAACTTCTTGATGTAGGTCTTCTTCATATATTCCTTGACCTCAACGAAGACTAAATCTCCGTGCACTTTGTCCTTCAGAAGGTCAGTCATCAACTCAGAAACTGGTATCGCATACTTGCTTTTAGGCACTCCCTGAAGTGCCCCAATAAGTTCTCCGTAGAGGTTAGGTTCTGCCTTTTTTACCAATTCAGCGAAGGCTGGAGATGGCAAGGTTGGCTGGAGAACCATCTTGGGATACTTCAGGAAAAGGTCAATCAGGCTTGATGCCTTCTTGATGTCAAGAGTTTCTTTCTCCGCAAGGTATGCAGAGACCATCTCTGATGGAATCTCTCGGCTCTTCACCAAGTCATCAAGAAACTTGATTTGCTTCTCTGATGCTGGTGCGTATGTTGATGTCATTTGTGTCATTTGATTTGCCTCCCTGTTGGCTTTAGACCAATCTACCTGACATTTGCAGGGAAGTCAAGTTATTAGCCTGACTTTTTTGGAGAGAGACTTGGATACTCATCTTCGTAGTATGAGTCGTCCGCAAAACCCGTATAGGAGTAGGTCGGCTTCACATAGTTCTCTGAGACCTGATGCATAACTGACCACACCTCAGAGAGGCTGTGAGTGAAGTCTGCACCACGAGTCTGATACATACGAGACTTGTAGTTGTTGTATTGCATCTCCTCGATGGTCTTCAACACCCACTCCGCATACTTCTTCTTCGAGACAAACACACGATGTGGGTAGTCCCGCTGCGGGGTATCTAGAATTTTTACCCCAGCGAACTTCGCCAGAGCTTCTAAACTCTTTTTGTCACGACCACGAACAATCATTTTCTTTTTGTCCTGCAAGTCCACGACCGCAGATACAAAACCTGTTTCACTAAATAGCCACATTTGGCGTCCTTTCGTCTTTCATTAGTAGTTGTTATTTCTCTCTTGAACTGAGGATTGCAGATGTAAGGGCAATAAACCCAAACGAGATAACCAAGTCAGGTGTGTTAGTCACCGCAGCGATTACTGACGCAACGCAAGCGAGCGCAGCGATTACTGAAGTCCAAACAATGTTCTTAGGCATCTGTGTTCCTTTTCTTATCAGGTCGGGTTCTTCCAACCAAACGGGTTGATGGGTCTCTAACGACTGTGCCCTGCGAATAAATCGCCTTGCGTGCAGTTCGGTATGCGACTCCAAGTTCCTTTGCTACTGCTTCTATGGCGAAACCTTTGTCATAAAGTTCCGATGCCTGCTGTGCGATGTTTGCACTCTTCATTTTTACCTTTCGTATCCTTCTTCTATGGGTCTTTGGACTGCTCCCGTGATTGTGTCAGGGTCGCCACCTAAAGACGCTATCCAATTACGGGTCTCTTCGTCGTCGGGGTCGCTAGTCACTCTACGACCAGCGTTCCAAGTGAACGGAGAGGTTGCTCCCACAGGCAAGACAAACAAGTGATACTGATTAGCCGTATCAACAAGTTGGCTTTCGGGTGGGAAGATTTCTATGGCTTCTCTTTCCGCACCAACAAGTTCGTTCTTGATGCGTTGGAAGTGTCGCCAATCTCTTATTGCTTTTCTGTTTTGATGTCTGATGCTCAGGTGGATTGCACCTTCTTCAGTTGCCTCAAACAGAAACTTATGAACTACATAGAACGAGTTAGCCCAAAGGGTTTCGTGTTCCCGTAGTGAGTCTTTTGCTTCCTTCCCGTGTGCGTATGGGACTGCTTCTTGAAACGGCGTCCATACTTTTTGGGGGAGCGTTCGTCCACCTTTATGCTTTGACATTTTTACCCTGTCCTTTCGTCGCTTATGGGTAGAGCAAGTTCTTGCAGAAAGAACTCATCTCTTCTAATGGAACTCGGCACGCTTCAGGTGTCGTGATGTGGTCTGCGAGCGCAAACACCGCAAGGAAGAGAAGGAACAAGATTATCCCAACAACATAGCGTCCTCGCTTAGTGAGGCTTACGCCTAACCATCTCTCAACTGCATTTATCATTTCGTTTCCTTTCGTCGTTTTGTCTTACAGATGTAAGTCTATCAGACCTTCCTGCATTTTGCAAGTAGGTTATGAAACTTTCTTTTCCGCATCAAGCATCTGTCGGGCACGCTTGGCTCGCATCTTCCTATCCCAACGCTCGGCACGATTACCAATGCGCTCGGCAGATGAACCAATGAAGTCAAACAACTTTCCTAATGCAATCATAGGAAGAAGAATTGCTAACCCTAAAAACTCTTCATCACCTTGTGCCTTATCTAGTGCCTTTGGGTTATAAATGTAGGTGGTGTTATCTCCACGCTTTGCAGACTTCATACTTCTCCTTGCACGCTTGTAAGTGCCATAGATGGCGCTGTCTGGTAATCCATACATCTTGCTGTCCTTTCGTCGTTAGGACAACTATAACAGGAAGTGCAGGAAGATGCAAGTCAATTTGAGAAAGTTATTTGGAAGTGTTCTCCAGCCTGGAGGAAAGCCAGGTTTAGCGATTGACTTTTCGGGGTCTGAATCGTCGATTACTAGTAGAGGGGTAAAAAGCCCCAGAAACTAGAGGAGACAGAGATGGCAAGACGCAGATGGTATGAACCGCAAGATGAATTGTTTGTCTATATGGACGAACTAGACCAACACGAGGAGGGGCACGAAGAAGTGATGCTCTCCGCACAGAGGGTCTTAGATAAGTGGCTTAGGGCTTAGGAACTCTGAGTCAAGAGGTAGATAGGCTCACCAGAGTTCGGGTCAAGACGGCAAGCGATGGCAATCGCGTTCTTTGCGCTGCTGCGTGCGTGGGACATCGTTCTTTTTTTACCCTCGGCAGCTTGATACATCGCACCTAACGCGTAGTCAGCCCCAGAACCGATGGCGTGCAACCCGCGTTCATCGTGACACCAATCGTATCCAGAGCCAATTTCATAGATAGTTCCGTGCACAACTACTAAAACATTTGAGTCTTGCTCGCCCTTTTCACCATACTGAGCCTCGTCAAAGCAGGCTTTGAGCGCAGGTATGAACTTGGAGGAGATGAACTTGTCTAGTTTGATGCCAACATCGGTAGAAGCAGGGATAGGTGGCTTCAGAGTATGCGCCAAAAGGTTCACAGCACGCATATCCCCAGCCGCACCAAAAATGTAACCACCATTACGAACAACTTTGCCAGCATCTTTCGGCAAAACATAAGCACGGTTTTCTTCAGTTACGCGAGAATCGTAGGCAACAACAGCCCAACCTTCTCCTTGTATTGCAGCAATCGTAGTCACAGCGTCTTCCTCCCTTCTTCACGCAGCGATGGTCCTGGTTACCAGGCTAAAATTTTTACCCCTTAGTCTTCCCACAGCAGATCTCGAAGAAGGTCTTCGTGACGATCAGCGTGATGGGAATTGTTCTTCACCGAAATGTCTTCAGAGTCAATCAGTCTGTCTAATGACAACACCGCAATGTGCCCTAACTCCTCAAACATAATAACAAGTTTGGTTTCTCCGTCATTTGGGTCGTCAATGATGGCGGCGACAAAAGGCGCGGCAGAACCATTTTGATGGAACTCTTTATCAACTATTCCGGGTATCAACATACAAGAACTTTACTACTGATTGCTTGGTTCTATAAGGAGGCTAACCGCATCAGTTTCTATGCTTAGGAAGGCTTTATGAGCCTAAAAGTGCTCCTCAACCGACACCTCTCCCCCTCAGGGAGTAGGAGGAGAGATGCGGCGGAAGGTAGAGCCGCCTCATCGCACTACGCGAGTATTCTCAGCGCTGCGCGGAGCTTCTAGAATAACTCAGGATTTTTACCCCTATTTCTCCCGCAGCGCACGTTCTACTCGTCTTCTACTAAACCAATCTCATTTGAGACCGCAACTACGTCCCAGCCGTAGAACTCCTGAATAAGAACTCCAGCCAATCTAATAGCCAAATCCTCGTCATCTTCGCCCTCTTGACGCATCTCTTCGTTGAGAACAACTGTTGTAATCATTGAGAAGTAGTCCCCAACAAACATCACGCTCTTTGTTAGAGGTATCAAATCAACTGCTTCACTCATACGGCTTCTCGCTTTCTCTCTTTTACCCAGTTGCCATCGGCATCTACCGAAAGAACATCATCTCCATCAAACGCCCACGCCCATTTGCAACAAGGCTTTGCATCTTTATCCGCAGGGTGTTGCCCACCTGAAACTTTGTTAGCCAGCATCGGAAAGGTCTCTAAGAACTTCACAACGCAATCGTGGCACATTATCCAATCCAGTCCTGCTCTTGGTGGATAGTTATCTGTAAAACCTCCGTAATAACCTGAGTTCAGAAAGTCAAAGTGCAATCCATCATCAGGAACTTTTTCCTGAGACACGCACGGGACTGCTGTCCCGCACGCATCGCACATCTCGTAACCGTGTAATGGTTCTTCAGTTACCGACATTTTTACCCTCTGATTCTTCCATCAACCCAACAACAACTTTTACATCAACTTCGTCATCAGGAAGATAATTCATCTGCAACTGACTTACAAGGTCTCTAACTTTCATCATCTTCTTCTATCCCAAGTTCTTCACGAAGAGTTCCTACTGTTTGCATCCAAGTCTCGGCACGAACTTCATTGAGAACTTCATCGTTTTCCCAGAGTCTAAGGAACTTTATCCATTGTTCGTCTGTGATTTCAACACCGAGTTCTGACTCAACATCGGATTTAGAATAGATATGGTAAGAAACGATTTCATCTTCAACGAACTCTTGCGAAACATATTCCGCAAGTGCGCCAGCCGTAATGAATTCACTATCTTCTTCTAACTCTTCTTCTAGTTCAATTTCATCTGCCATTTTTACCTCCTAGTTTCCTGTTCGTCTTTGGTGAGCAAGTCTTTTCTCGGCAAGATATTTCACTCTGAAAAGAGGAACGCCCGTAGCATCTGCTATTTGTTGAGCAGGTATTTTGCTATCTAAGGCAGAGTTTGTTAGACGTTTTAGTTTTTCTTCTAACTCGTGAAAGTCCTTAGAAACAATTTCTAACTCCGCAAGGATTTCCAAACCGCTTTCATCTACTACTACTTTTGGTCTACCCACTCTGTATTTCTGTGTGGATTTTACTTCTCCAGTTTGAGTGAAACCAATAGAATAACTTTTCTTTATTCTGTTGTAGCGATTAGATACTCCTTGACTTGTTTTGTATCCTAAGAGAGAAGCAAGTTCTACTGCCGAAACTCCTCGCTCAATCTCATCTACAAGAAGCTTGTCAAACTCCAACACTTCAGGAGCATTTCTGTTGCCCCCATTTGCTTTGTGTTGAAGAGGTCTTAGTTCTTTTAGTCGCGCAACTACTTTTTCATCTGCTTGCATAGTTGTCTAGCCTCCTATTATCTTCGTCTTGATTTAGGTGTTGCCATTGTTTCTTTCCGATTTTTACCCCACTTCGCCAAGCATCTGCCAGCAAAATATCATCGGCAGCCGACTTCAGCATCGGTGTTTCTATATCTCTACGACCATCAAACGCTTCATTGAGATAGTCATAGATAGCGCCATCTATAAACTCCATACGCAAGTCTTTGTTATCTAATGATTTATCGTGATACGACATACTTCTTGACTCGGCAAGAAAAAACTCTACGGCTTCTAACCGCAAGTGAAGAAACTCTTCTTCAGGAAGAAAAGTTCCATACAAACTAAAGATGCTAACCGCATCATTTAGTCCAACATAGAAACTAAACTTCTCCGTAAAGAGAATAGTTTTCGCCATTTTTACACTTCCTGCTCTGATAGGTATTGAGCAATCTCTTCTTGTGTAGCGCCTTGCAACTTCTGCAACCGCACCCAAATATCTCCTGCACGAACATACATTTCCATAAAGGCAAACAACTTATCCATTGAGTAATCTTTATGATTTTTATGGCGCTCTATTTCGCTTTCCATAAACTTCATAAACATTGCAGTAGCAAGTGTGTTTATTTCTAGTTCTGTTTCACTTAGTTCTAGGTTTTGCTTAGACATTTATTTCTCCCTGTGTCGTTTTGTCTTGGTAGTAATCTATCATCTCTCTGCACTTTGTCAAGTATCTCAGGGAGATTTCTTGCAAAAGTTATTGAGAAGTTCTGTCCCCCCCGTGGTGAAAACTGAACGCCCCGCACAAAACAAGCAACTCCAGCCAGAAAATTAAAGAAGGAAAGTTATTTGGAAGTTTGGACCAGGGCCCTGGCGATCAGCGATCAGCGCGGGGTAAAAATTTTGCCAGTCTTCAGCCAGCTTCCGCGAGCGCAAATACCTGCACCAGGTGCAAAAGTTATTGGGGAGTTACCGACTTTACTCGCACTGTGAACTCCAGTAAGGCTTTCAGAGGTATCCCTTCGGAGAAAAGATGGAGAAGTTATTGCAAAGTTTCCGACGGCAGCCCTGGCGCAGCCATCAAAGTGCCAAATTTTTACCCCCGCAGCCTTGCCGCAGCCTTTCTCAACAAAAGAAAAACTCCCGCATCTTCCGACACGGGAGTCTCTCCGACTTCTATTACTTGCAGTTACTACTCTTCTTCAGGACGCTCCATCACGCTGAGTGTGAAGTATGCGCCCGTAGGCTCATCGTGTGAGCCTCTCCGCACGCTAAGTGCTGAGCCTTCTAGCGTGAAGGTAAGTCGGAAGTCTCCATTTAGTGTGAGGGCATCAAGTATTGAGTCAAACTCAACAACCGCATAGCCTTCACTTCGTAGCCAAGTCATCGCCCGGCCGTGAATACGAACAACTTGCTTGTCCGCATCAAAGTTATTGGCATCTGCCCAACCCTTCAGCAAATACTTCAGGTTGTCTTTTGCATCGTCATAGCAACCGAAACAATCGGCTGAGTAACTTCCATCTTCATTTGTGCAAGTGCAGTTATTTTCTAACTCCACGACTTGCTTTTCCATCGTGTCCATTTGTGTCCTTTCGTCGTTATGAACAAAGTAATCATACCTAACCTTCCTGCAATTTGCAAGCATTTACCGAACAATCTTTACAAAGTTATTTGGAAGTATCGGGACGGGCCGGGAGCTGGCCTGGAATTTCTCCGCGTATCTCAAATTTTTACCCCGCATTTTTTCCGATCACCTTCGCCAACTTCGGAATAATTTTGGGCAAAGAAAAACCCCCCACCTTTCGGTGAGGGGCTTTTCGGTGAAGTCTTACTTGACTACTAGAACCGAGTATTCGGTAAGAGTCTGAGTCGCTTCGTAAGCCTCAGGGAAGGCTTCGGCAAGTGCCTTTGTATCAACACCTGTTCGCTTGCGAGGGCTGACCTCAATACGCACAACACCATCAACGATGCCTGCTTCTGCTTCGCCAAGTGCCTCACGGATTTTGGCTTCTAGCGCCTTCTTTGTCTTTTCCAAAGAAGTGAGCATATCGCGTGTTGCGACAAACTCTGTGATTACTGCCTGTGTGGCTGAGTCAAGCGTTACTGCTTGACGCTCCATCGCAACCTCAGTTACGACCTTGCTGATTACTTTGGCTGTTGCCATTTGGTAACCTCTGTCTTTCTGTCTTTTGCACTACGCACCCTTTGTGGGTAGTGGTTGGAGAGGCTTGCTCACCAACAAGAACTACATTACACGACCTTCCTGACAATTGCAACTCCATTTACAACTTTTCTTTTGTGTCCTTCGTCACATCTTTGGGGGCAGGGTATCCATACCAATCCCACCAACCTGAGGTCATTTCACGCCCCCTGAAACTGAAGGGTGGGTAACTACCCCACCTCGCTCTTGGTATCGCTTTCGGGCATCTATCAACTCGGAGAAGTAATCGCCTCTCTCGGCAACAAAACCTTTTGAGGTCGCAATAACTGTCCATACGACATAAGAGTGCAACTCGGTAATTTTTACCCCAATAACTACCCAAGAGGCATAACAATCTCCAACAACTCTTTCACTCAGTTTAGTTCGCATCAAAACCATACGCTGAGTATCACCAACGAAGTCGCCTAACTGCAACTCGTCATATTCACGAAGTGGATTTGGTTTTATCATCTTTTTACCTTCTTGGGTCTGTCCATCTGAATTGCTTTCCGCAACGCGCTTTCGCGGGTTGGGTGAAGTTCTATTTGGCAATAGCGGTTCGCCGTATCAACAACCCACCAACCTGTGCTTTCATAATCAGGCTTTATGTCGTATCTCTGAGTCATTTTTATCCTTCCGTCGTTTGTTATTTACAATCTAACTCAGAAGTGCAGGCAAGTCAAGCATCTTCTAGCCGTGTCTAAAAGTGGAAGTCTACGGGGACTAGGTATTGCATCTCAGGTGCAACGGCGAGCCGTTCACGGAAGTATTGCAGGTTGCCCGTGTGTTGCTCCAAGTCATACACGCCCGTATCGCAAGTCCAATCATCTTGCAAAAGACTCGCCAACTTCTTCAGGTAATACAACTTCATACCATCGCCGTCAAAAGGTTGGTTCTTCTCCGTGTTGTAAGCATCTACTTGCGCCGCCAAGTCCAAAGTTTTTACCTCTTCCAAGTAACGCAGCATCTCCGCTTTCCTGCCGCCGACCCACTCTTGGAGCTTCTGCTCCGCAAGTGTTTGGTTCTCCGTATAACGCAATACATTTTTACCCTTGCCGAAGAAGTTATCCCACCGTCCTGCATACGGACTTGTGTCGTGCCAATCTGACCAGTTCGGATACCGTTCTTCGCCGTGAGTAATGATTGAGGCAACCTTGCTCAAAGCCTCTTCGTGGCTCTCCGCTTCTACTAAAAGTATCTGACAAGTATGCATCACTTACCTGCCGTCATACACTCAAAGCCGTCGCCCCAGCAATAGCCGTTGCCTGTCCACCAAAGGTTTGTAGACACCGAGCCGATAACAAAAGCCAAAGCAATCACCGCGATAGAGAAAACAACTCGCCGTCTCACTACATACTTGCGTTCCATCTTCATTTGATTTCAACCGCCTTGTAGTTCGCCTTGTGCTTCAGGTTGCCGTATTCCTCGCCAACCCAATCATCAGCCATAGCAATCGCTTCTTCTGCCGTATTTGCCTCAAAGGAAGTATTTATCTCCGCAGAGACAATCACATTGTATTTCTTCATTTTTATCCTTTCGTCGTTTGGAATACCATCATAACAAATCTATGCAGGAAGGTCAAGCATTTCCACGCCAGCATCTTCTATTTGTTTTGCGTTCTCAATCTCTTCGTCAAGCCAAGCCTTCGCCGCTTCTATGGCTTCCAATATGTCGTGATGGATATTGTCGAGATGCTCGCCATTGACATACATATCAAACCAGGGGTTCATATCCCAATATAAATCTCCTGACTCCGATAGGTCGCCAATTTTTTTACCCTCGTCAAATCCCGCAGCGATCAGATCAGAACCGCATCTATAAACATCTCCGTTAGTTCGGTTCACAATCTTCATATCTCCATCGCAGTAGATGTCTACGCTGAAGCCGTTTCTACTCACCGAGCAGATGTAACTCTCATCATCGCGATAGAACGCGGCATCGGTTTGCGTGCCGTGTAATGGATAACCCGTTGCCCACTTGACTTCGTAGTCGTCCGTTCCCAAAAGCTTCGTCATTTTTTACCCTTTCTTCTTGCCGTCATTTTTACCCTTGCCGATTTGGTTTTCACAGAAGCCCCCACCATCGGGGGAGATGATGAGGGCTTCCGCTACTTGTTGCTCTCTCCGCAGGTGGACACGCGCTGGAAGGACGCTCCTGCTTTGAGAACTCTATTGAGGTCAGGCTACGCGCCTTCCCACATTTGTCAGCACCCCTGCTGCTGCACTACCTATCTGTGAGGCTGCTGCCGTAGGGTCTAGCAAATCACTAACAACAATCGCGTTGCCGTGTTTTGCTATCTCCCTAGCATAGTGCCCGCCATCAAAAGGAAGCCACAAAATCGCCACTCCTGCTTCGGTGCATCGCGTAACCCACTTGCGAGCCTTCTGCACTTCTTCGTGAGTGTATTGACCATCTGAAACGATTACGAGCAATCTTGCTCCGCTTCCGTTCAGTAGATTGAGACTTCCGTCAAGTGCCCGAAAAGCCCTGTCAAACTTTTCCGTGTGGTCACTTGCAGAATAAATCTTGACATCTTCTAGGTGTTGCCCTGCTTTGAGAGTAGGGAAAACATCTGAGCCATAATAAACCATCGCGCACTTTCCTTGCACTCTGCGAGTTGCTTCAGACATAACCCACGCAGTTGTAGCCATTGGTTGCATCGCAGAACCCATAGAGCCTGAGATGTCTACCATCACTCCAACTGTAAGTGTTGGGTCGTCTGTGTGCTTACGAACTGTTCTGCGCCACGCTTCAGTTTGTTGGCGAACTCCACGCTCTTTGAGAGCAGCGCCTTGCACCAATGCGCGAGTGCGTAATCTTCCGGGAGGAGTCACGCTAGTAATTTCCATTTCATCGCGCTCGCGATACTTTGCCTTCTCTAATTGTTGAGCAACAGTTACGGCAGCAATTCTTTCCTGTGCAGTTGGCTTGCGAGTTTCAGTAAGACGAGAAGATGTCTTTCCACCTGACTCAGAAGTGTTCTTTGCAAAAACCTGCGATGCAATTTCTTTATTGTCGTTCTGTTCTTTCGCAGAGTCTTGCTTTGACTTGACTTCTTCTTTCCACTCTTCATCTGTCTGCTGGTCTGCAAGTTCATCGCTATTAGCAATAGAAACTCTTACACCTGCTTCTTCCAATGCTTCCATCATTTCTTTGATGAACTCTGAAGATGCACCTTCTCCACCTTCTCCACCTTCTTCAGGTGTCTCACCTTTTTCTTCAGCGACTTCGCGAACTAACTTCGCCCACTCTTTCGCCAATTCATAAAGAGGTTCTGCATTTGAGTGAAGAGTGTGTGCCTGTGCTTTGCGAGCAATCTCGCGCAACTTCACAACAACTTCTTCACTTAGATAATCTGAAACTAAATCCATCAAATCTGAAACTTCGTATGGGTCTAACACACCTGCATCAACGCGAGCGTGAACTGTGGCAACTAGAAACGCTGCACTCTTTGTATTAGATGAACTAGCAAACTTTTCTTTGCTATCGCTAATCACAATGTCCATAGCGCAAGCGCGTAGGAATACAAGTGCGTCAGGCATCTCGCGTAATCCTTGTGCCTCAATGCGAGACTCTTCTAGTAGCACCAATGCTTCGTGTTCATCTTTTGCGAGCGCCTTGTATGCCTTCTCTAAATCCCATTGAGAAAACTTTGCGTGGAAGGCTTCGTGCATAATTGCACCTGTCGCCTTAGGGAAATCGTATTGTTGCTTTCTGTCAGTAAGGTCTCCCACCATCGCAGGTGTGATTACCTTTCCAAAAGCAATCGCAGTATCAACTTCTATTTCTGCAAGTGATGGGTTGTAGCAAGCAGGTGCGCCGTGACCTGCATTTGTTCCTACATAACCAACTAGGTCGTAACGACCACTCCACTTGTTAGCAAGTTCTCCAACTGCCTTACCAACTCCTAGCCACTCGGCAGGAGTATTCTCTGCGCGAGTTGCGCTATTACTCAGATGAGCCATTTGTCTTTCCTTCCATTTGTCGTTTGTCTCTGTGTCCAAGAGATGTCTTTATCATAGAGCATCTTTGGGTGAGATGCAACTTCTATGACTTATTCGTTTCTGCGTGTTTTTAGCTTCTTTTTGCTACAACCCCTTTTGGGGTAGCAGGGGGGCGCGACACCCAATGAAGCGCCCACCCTGCCTTTTCCGACCAAGACTTAGCCACAGGGAGTAACTAAATCTTGGCAGGCTTGCACTCGTCTCCATACACGCGAGTTAGAACATCAGACACCATTGGTCTGTCTAACTCAGGTGAAGCAGCGAGAAGGTTTGAGATTGCGAAAGGAGTTCCGAAAGTTTCCGCGATGTCACGAAACGCTAGGAGTTCGCGCATTTGTGGAGACCAAGAAACTTCTCTTGCAACTTGCTTCTTAGCAAGATTTTGTGCAGCAGTTACCAACGGAACAGGAACACCCATCTTGCGAGCGAGTGACCAATCAGTTGTCATTTCTGCGTGAATAGTGAAGCGAGATAACAACGCTTCAGAGAGACGAACTCCCGGAGCATTTGGGTTTGTCGCAGCGACTACGAAAAAGTTTGGGTGAGCCTTCACAACTCCGCGCTCAGGGTTTGCAGTTACAGAAAGTTCTCTGCGTCCGTCCATCAAACCATAAACGATTGAGAGAACCTTAGGGTCAATCAAACCAATTTCGTCAATGAAATAAACTCCACCTGTTTCGGCAGCCTTTACTAAATCTCCATCTATCCACTCAAAACCACCTGAAGGAGTTTGCACATAGCCACCAACCATATCTGCGACTTCTGTATCACCTGTTCCCATAAGTGTGTAGATGTCGTCAAAAGCAGCCTCTACGAGTGCAGTTTTTCCGCAGCCCGGTGCGCCATAGAGAAGAGCGAACATTGGAGAACCCTCTTTACCTGAGAACACAGTTGCAGTTGCTTCTCGCGCTTTGCGTAGCGTTAGAACATCTGAGTGCATACCCCACTTGCGTGAGAAGTAGTTAGCACCATTGGGGCGAACATAAGCCTCTTCGCCTTCCATACCTTCCACATTTACTGCGCTCTCTGCAACTCTTGACTTTCGTGGCGCTCTTGCTGCTCCACTTGCGCGAGCAACATAGCGACCTGAAGGTGCTACTTTTGCATTGAGTGATAGTGAAGAGTCGCTATTGACTCCTTGACTCAGAACATCTATGACGCTATCCCAAAAGCCTGCGCCAATGTCTGTGTATCTTTCTTTCATTGTTTCTGTCGTCATTTGTTTTTCTCCCTGTGTTTCTTAGTTACGCTACTTCGGCAGGAAAGCCGAGAGCATCTCTTGTTTGGTTGATACGATAAAGTAATTTGTTGGGTGTCTTACTTGCACGAACATCATCTAAATCTTTGTTAGAGATTTCTATGTGTAGTGTTTCTTTTGTTAGAACCCAACCACCTGACTTGATACCATCAAAAAGTTGAGTAGCAAAAGTCAATCTGCTCTCTGCGAAAGTCTCGCGCTTTTCGTTTGGTAGTGAGTCTCCATTGAGGTCGGAGATTGACTTCCAACTTAGGTTTGAGTTACGCCATTGTTTCTTTGGCGTAGAAGGTGTGATAACTCTGCGATAGAGAGAAGCAGGAACTTCTTTTCCATCAGTAGAGAAACCATCAGGAGTAATGAAAATCTGCATCATCGCTCCGGGCTTTCTGAACTCTGCATACAAGGCTACGCCTTGCACTTCTTTTGTTGCGTCTAGCATTGGGTGTCCTTTCGTCATTTGGGCTAGTGGTTTTATCATAGAGGAAGGCTCAACACTTTGTCAAGCCTTCCCCCATAATTCTTTTTAGAGTTTTGCTAGGTCGGGATACTTCGCGAGGAACTCTGCCTCTTTTTGAGCATTGAGGTCAAGTGAAGCGTTTGCTACTTGCACCTGAGGGTTGGCGAGGAACTCATCAAATGAAATCTCTCCAACTACATTGTCTGAGTTGTCATTGTCACAGACCATAACAATCTTGCGAGACCAATCAACAATCAAGATTTGGTTGTAGTCAGCCCCGTGTGAAGTGCCACCTACATAAATGCCATAACCTGTTTCGTTGCTCCATTGGTCTCCAATGATTTGAGAGATACAAATGCGAGTTGCATAAGAGTCATCTCCCCATCGTGGTCGTGCTGCCTCTAGTGCAGATGCGAGAACCTCGCTCTGGTCTCCACCTACCCAATGTTGGTAAATGAAAATTGTTGGTGATGAGGGCTTATCTCTAAACCCTGCTACTGCTCTGTCTCCCATAGGGTGTCCTTTCGTCGTTTCCTGCCTTTTGGCATTGGTAAGAGATTACATCATCTCTCTGACAAATGCAACTCCAAAAGAAAGAAATCTAAAAAATCTTTTTGGCGTGTCGCGATAGCACAGGGGTGTGACAGGGTTTTGCATAATACAAGACATCGCAACAACTTTGACTTCCCTACTAGCCATCTTGGTGATGGGGGTAAAAACGGGGGAAGGGAAAAGAAAAATGAGCCAGTTTTATCACGACTTGGCTCAGGTCGGGTTCGCGGGGAAACGACGAAGAAACCCCGCGAAGACTATAAACTTTTTACCCTGCTTCGTATTCTGTCAGGTCTACACCTAGATTAGCAAGTTTCGCACGAAGGGCTGCTTCATCTGAGTTCGGTTCATATGACTCGGTTAGCACCCGTGCAACTTCAGGACGTACACCATCTGATGCATCGTCAAGGATTTGCCAATCCAGTTCGTTCCAATGCGTAGTCTCCATAATGGTGAGTCCGCTTGCACTTCCGTAGTTCCCGTCTTCAGCAAAGTAGCTCAAGGTGCGAACAACTTCTACGGTTGCTGCTTCGATCAGCTCCGTCTTCTCAACGCTTGCCGTTTTCTTTTTACCCACGGTTGAATCCTCTCCTCTTGCCGTTTGTCTTGCCGTTAGTCTAACTGGTCTTCCATCTGCTTTATTAGCACTTGCATCTGACTAGCCGTTGTAAGCGTGGTTATCACAGACGACAGATACTTCACGCCGTTATCTGCACCCCACTTCTCTATCACCAAGCCAGCAAGCCGTTCTTCTACAGTCACGCCGTTCCTCCGTTTCGTTTATTTTTACCCTGCGCTCGCCGTAAAGAAGGGGAGGCTCTCGCCTCCCCCACTTCACGCCGTAAAGTTCTAGCCGATTAGTTCGGAGATGTCTTCCATCTGTTGGACGGCTTCTTCCGTCGCCTTCTTATTGCCGGGGCAATCGTCGTGAAGGTCGTCTTGGTCGCCTGAGTCCGAGAAGTATTCGCAAGCCCGACACTCCCAATCAAGGTCTAAGTAGTCCTGATGTGAGTTCGGTATGTCCCACTCTTTGGTCACAGACAACTCGCCGTTCTCACCGACATACTCAACGCCCCAGCCTTGCTCTTCTTCATTGTAAAACTCAAAGCCGAGTTCAGGGTGTTGCTCAACCATCTTACGGAAAGCACCTTCAGCAGGTGACCAAGCCGTATCAAATCGGTAGCCGATAGAACCTGAAGTTGTGTCGTCATTTGTAATCTCAGAGTTGCAGGCGTCCCACTTAGTTCCCCAGTTGCGAACATTCCAGTCATACCAGCCGTCGCTTGAGAACTGCATAGCGTGTGCCATACGCTCTTCCATACTCATTGCGTCATAGCCTTCAGGCTTGTAGTCGCTTGCTCCGTAGTAAGCATCAAGGTCAGCAGGAGTTGCAAAGTTCATAAAAGAAATCGGTGCTTCGTGAAGACTCTCTTTTACAATCTCTGAGTCATAAGACTTAGTTCCATCTTCCTTCTCAACAAAGTCGCCTTTGTGAAAAGTCTTGTAAGACTTACTTGCTTTGTCTCTGAACTTTATTAGGTCTTCTTCTTTACCTAACACAGTCATACTTGTAAATACCCAATTTGGCATTTCATTTTCCTTCCGTCGTTTTTGGATTATCCCTTTCGAGATAACTTCATCATACTACTTTAGAACAGGTATTGCAACTACCCATACAGCAATCGCAATAATTTTCGTGGGCGTCGTGGGAACAGCAAACAATCTCCACAACATCTCCTAAAGTGAAGTCTGTGTTCTCTTCTGTGAAGTCGTCGGTAATAAGTTCGTAGTCAGCAATTCTCTCTGCTTCTTCTTGACTAGTAGCCTCAATGACACACTCAAGAAAAAGACGCTTAGTTGCACGAACTCTGTATTTTTTTACCTCTACAACTACAACATCATCAAGCCAATAACCTTCATACTCATCTGACTTAGACTCGTCACCGAAGGACTCAGCGAACAAATCGCCTTCCTCGCCATTTATCCACTCAACGCCTTCTGCTTCAGTTGCGAATCGTTTATCCGAATCAAACCAAGCATCTGCTCTTGAGTCGTGCTTCATAACTGCGTATGCGCCAAACATTATTCAGCCTCGTCAAAGATGCCGACTTTTTCTTTATGGTCTTGCACCAATTCAGAAAGCAAGCCGTCCAAATAATTTTCGGTTCTTCCCTCGACTTCGCTTACAACTTCCGCCCACTGCTCATCAGTAAGAGGCTCGCCAACCCATTCCTCAAAGTTTTCCCTAGAGGTGGTACTAAGTTCTATTTCCTTTGTCATTCATTTTCCTTCCGTCGTTTGACAGAAGACTATCATACCTATCCTAGTTTGGCAAACTCCAACACACCGGGCCCATTGCCTTCATCATCTTGAAGTGGAATCACCACAGTCTTGTCGTCAAAGATAATCGCAATCGCTTTGTCAGAATCGTGGGCGTCCCAGTAAGCATCAGAAAGTTCTTCTGAAGTCAGCGGTCGAACCGCTATTACTTTTTTACCCACCAGTTGCTGCGCTTCCTTTGAATAGTAAGTTTCTTTAGACACCGAGCGGGCCCTCCTCCCAAGTCCAAATAACTTCGTATCCTGCTCGTTCGAATCCCTCCACGGTTGAGCCGATAGGAATCGTCAGCGGCAAAGTCGCTAATTTTTTACCCGTTGTTTTATCTAAGATGCTAAATCCTGTTGTCGTCATTTTTACTCCTTTGAAAGTGGAACCGTGTTTAGTATTTCTAAAGCTCTTAGATACAAAGTTGCATCCTCATCATCAGACTCCCACTGTTCAGTGTCTGTATCCCACACCTGCTCATTACTAGAGAATCTTGCTGTAAGAACCGTGTCATCTATGAATGGCACGCCCGTATCTAAATCAACTGCGACTACAAAATAAACTTGCTTAGCCATTTTTACTCCCCTTCACAATCGTGTCCGTACCCAAGTTCATCGGGTGTAAGGTCCTTGCCGCACTCCACACATACGGGCACTCGCGTGCCGTTGATATATCCGTTGAGGTTTTCGTTGATAGTTGACATCACGCCTCCTTCACGACAAGCCGTTGACCCTTACCGAGTCCGAGCTCGCCCGTGCCGTTGACATTGAAACAACTTTGGCACATATATGCCCAAGGTCCCATTTTTGTCATACCGTCATATTCAGCGGTCTCGCCGCAACCGAAGTCGCAAGCGGGTTTTGTATTTACTACGGTCTGTGTATTAGCCACGCCGTTATCCTTTCGTCGTTGTTGATATCTATTATAGAGCGAGCGCTCGCCGTTGTCAACCTATGTTGCGAATTTTTTCTAGCGTGTCATCTAAATCTTTTTGAATCCGTTTGTACTGACGCTCGTCAAAGAATGTGGGAACGGTCTTACCTACTTGCCGTTTCATATATACAGCGAGTGCTATCAAGCCGATACTTAGTCCGACTAAGAACGCAGCGGTTACTTCTAACATTTTTACCTACCTAAGTTAGTGATGAATCTTCATCATAAAGCAGGCCGCGCAATAATACAAGTTGGTTAGTAAAAATCTCTGGAGGACACGCAGCTCCAGGTTTTGAAGTTAATAAGTTGTTGGGAAGTTCACCTAGCGGCGGAGCCGCTAGGCTAACATTATTATTTCACAAATGCAACTCCGCGTAAAATAGCGGTTTTAAATTTCTGATCGGATCCGATCTGCAGCTGTCGACAACTACAAACAACTTCTAGTTCTTGCCGACCTGGCTCCTCCCTCGCATCCGTTGTTAATTTTCAAACGTTGCAGATTAGAAATCGTTTCATAGGTTGTTCAACGTGCGGGCCGCTGCTGTCAAAGTTATTTGGATGTGGTGATCAGCTTGAGCTCCTGGACTGATCCGTTGCTGCACTTCCCAATAACTCTGGAAGCTGGGACTGGGATGGCATCAAAATTTTTACCCCCCATGCGCTCGCCGCTGCGGTTGGATCAGAGCTCTGGCCCTTGCCGTTAAAAAGTTATTTGGATGTCTTGAACCAGAACGTGCAGCGGTTCAGCTGGTTCAGTGGTTCATTATAGAATCTACGCTCAGGCCGCTAAATTTTTACCCGTTGAACTGATCGGCAGCTGCAGCTCGACCCAGCTTGTGTAAGTTATTCCGATGTCTGTCGATTGCACGCCGCCTCCTCATCCGCCACCACCAGCACCGCCACCGTTATTACCCGTTAGTAACGCTCGCCGTTATTAATTTAAGATTGAGTCAGTCCGACTCAGGTTTTGAATCGCTCGCCGCTGATCGGATCCATCCAGGGCCGGGCGGTCTAAAAGTTATTCCGATGTGGGATCTGCAGCTGCAGCTCCTCCGTTAGTTATCCACAGGCAGGCCGTTATCCACAGGCCGTTTAATAGGACAGACTTAGAATTAACCCTGTACGGGCACGCCGCTTCTCTGAAGCTTTAAGCTACCGTTGAGTAAGAGAAGTTATTGGGAAGTCTGTCGATTGGAGCTCGAACGTAGCGGGCCGCTGTTAGCAGCGAAAGTTATTGCGACCTTGCCGTTTCCTGCACCTGGTGCAGCGGCACAGTTAGGACACCGTTGGTGCTCGCCGCGTTCGTAAGTCTCGCCGCACCAGAAACAATCCGATAACACCCGTTCCATTTTTACCCCTCGTTACTTGACAAGCCGTTAATTACTAGATAGGATATGGATATCCTAACTAGTTATTAACTTAATTTCTGCAGCGCTCGCCGCTATGATGGTGTTGAGAATCTCCACCGCTTCGTTTGCTCTCGCCGTTACGCGGATATGTTCATCGCGGGTACGGCAATCTTTAATGTCTTCTTCCAAGCGGGCCGCATGTCTGGCCGCCATATCCTGAAGTTGTTCTAATGTGGTCATAGCTCGTCGAGCTCCTCCGCTGAGATTTCTTGGGACTCAACAACTTCTGGTTCTTCAGCCGCTGCGGGTAGGGGGGTAAAAATTTTAGGGTCTTCTGGAGCTACGTCGGTAACATCCGCATCTTGTATGGAAGTTGTAGATCCCAGACGTCCAGCAACAATGATTGCTCCTTGGGATAAACGGGCAAGCCGCTCCGCAACAATCTGTGCTGGGCTACGAGCATCCGTCACTTCTACATCCACGCCGATATCCATGCCGCCTCGTACTCCAGCACGGTCAAGGATTTCCGTTGAGGCTTTTAACCTGACGGGTTCAGAGATAGCGGTCTCCATAAGTTCTTCAAGTACATCTACCGCGTAAGGGGCAGACTGCATCAACTTGCGTCTCGCCCGTTCAACATCTTCGCCGGGCTTCCGTTGCGTCTTGAGATGGACTCGGCACAAGCCGTCATCTTTAATCCGTCCCGATGACCACAGCATGCAGCGGATCCCATCCGACTTCACGATTCTGCAGCGATGTGGGAGAACAGCTGGGGCACGCCGTTGAGTTTTCGGGCCGCCATCTTCCTGCTCTTTTAGGTAGACGCGGGTGGCAGCGACTACCCACGGTGGGGTGATACGGCACGCCGATTCATCCACAATCAGGTCGAGGCCCGTCAAGTAGTCAGAGTTATTGTTAAGTGGGTCCGTCATCAGCGGTTTCTTTTCAACCAGTGAGAGGACACGCCGTTCTTTAGTTTGCTCTTGGGAGCGAGCCGCAATCAAGCCCGTTGGTGCACCCGTCTGAGAATAGACAGCATCCCAGTTCATATGGGCACCGCGAAGTACTTGCCTGTTCTCGTAAGAGTCTTCTACGACGCCGCGTTCTAATTCAATCAATCCGATAGCAGTGAGGTCTGGCCTCATATCGATTGGTGTATCTAACGCTGGCTCCGTATCTTCTTCTTCCTTTTCAGGCTCGAAGCTGATGAGCTCAGTCAAAATTTTTACCCTCTGTCTAGATCAGAAAGTGGGATCGCAATATGTTCACGAAGTTCAACCCGCTTGGCCTGAAGGTCAAATGAGATGGCTTCCTTCTCCCGCTTGGTGCGATACTCGCTATCCCGAAGCTGGCGGATGAGTTCTTCGATTTCTGCCTTTAAGGCAATCTCTTTGTCGGCGTGTTGAGTAACCGTCATTTTTGGTGTTGGCATTTTTCTCCTATGTCCGTTTCCAAGGGGGGTAAAAATTTATTGAGTCTGGCCCAGATCTCCAGGCCAGAACCCAACAACTTCTACTTCTTTGGAGCTGCTTTCTTCGCCGCTGGCTTCTTTGCTGCGCTCGCGGTTGTGGATAACTTCTTGCTCACTTCGGCTGCTGCTACCGCAGCGACACGCCCGAAAGCTGGGTCTTGCTTGTTGATGTAGCGAAGTGCCACAGGTACAAGGGAAGCCCAGAGAGCGTTGGCTACAAGGAGCCATTCGCTTGAGGAGAAGTCAAGAGGTGATGACACTCCTGAGGTCTGCATAACAATCATTACTGCGCCGATAACCTGACCCGCAAGGTTGCGGAGGTATGACTCAATCATTGCTTTGTTCATTGGTTTATGTCCTTCTAACAGGGTGGATACTTTTTTACCCACTACCAGAAGGTTACGACATTTTCAAAACTTTTTCCGGGGAAAATTGAGAGAGTCAAACACCTTTCATAAACAACTAAATCGGTTGCAAGTCAAAAACACGAGGAAATAAGGGTATTTAAAACATTGCGAAGATTGGACGAGTCGTCCAAAATCTGAACAGAAAAGTGCTTCTGGGTTAGTCCCAGTTGGTATCTTTACCAGCGTGTTTGGTTTTACGAGAGTATCGCTTTTTATTTTTGGCAGGGCTAGATGCGGAAGATTTTCTCAAGTCTAAAAGACGACGTAGCTCTTCCCTGCTCTTCTTAAATCTGAAGTCCATTGTCAGTCCTTCTTGTTTTTCCATTTGGTCAGGTGGTATCCGTTGTGGACTTCGCACCTAAACCAAGTTAACTTGACTCCCTGCTCTTGCTCCGTTTTGAGGATGACGCTGAGCATGGTCGCTGGGTTCTTGTAAATCATTTTGTTCTGATGGCTGTTGCATCGATTTACAAGTTCACCCTTGAGGTTGTACGGACTCATTCTTCTTCTGAAGGTAAGTATTCTTCGGTCTCAAGGATGGGCAGTTGGGAGTAGGCGGTATTACCAGAGATGATGTCAATGGCACGACGCAATCCCAGACTATAGAAAGTCTTGTCATCTTCACCCATAGAGGCTTCCCATTCAGAAATCATGGAAGTAATCTGAGCAGTAACCGATTCAGTCCACTCAGAGATTCCTTCTTGAACGGTTTGTGAAACCTTGAGCATGGACTCAGGTGTGATGGTTCTTTCCAACGTAAGTTGTCGGAGCTTTGAGTTGATTGATTCCATTGGCTGGGTCATTAGATTTCCTCCATACATTTTTCACAAAGGAGAGCGTCACGACCAGTTGCTTTGTAGGCAACTTGCTTTCCTTCGGTGATTGGGCAAGGAACGATTCGTCCTTCGGTCGCTTGGCATCGGTCGCACTTGATAGGGTCAATCCACTTTGCTTCTTTACCCATATCAGCAAGTGCAGCGATTCCACGAACTAAAGCATGCTCTACTCCGGGTCCTGTTGTCTTGCGTAAAAACTTACGAGTGTCCTCAACTTCAATAACGGCTCGTACAGACTTACAAGGGCAAACCATTCGGCTTGGTGTACAGAGAACGATTCCGTTTTCGTTGATGTGCTTATTGATGGCATGACCACATAGACAGATTCGCGGATCACGAACTTGTCTTTCTTTAAGTCTTGTGTCGGCTTGGACTGCTTCATCTAAACCGATACCCATTGCTGCTAGTGCGTCTTTTGCTGATGTCATTAGTCTTCGTCCTTATCAAAGTTTTGAGCAATCTTGATGAACTTCATCTCAGTATCAATCTGCTCTTCGATCTCACCGATTACTTCTTTTATCATTTTCTTTCGTTGAAGTCCGTCTTTGTAACGAACAAGAGCAACTGCAAGAAGAACAGAGTTGAAGTTAAGTATTGCCATTCCGACTATTTGCCAATTTGTCATTGAGGCTCAACTCCTTCAACTTTGATGAAACCTTGGTCAATCAATTCTTGAACGACACAGGTTGCATCTTTCATTGCAATCTCAGTCCATTCATAGAGGTCAACTGGAAGCTTGCTTGGAAACCAATCCTTCAAAAGACGTTGAGCAACTATTGCTACAACTCTTTCAACATTAGGACTGAGGTCTCCCACAGTTACAGTTTTGGATTCAAGTCCAATAACTTTCATACTTACTCCGTCTCTTTCGTCGCTGGTGTATTTCTATTACACCACCGAGTCTAGGGGCTCTTCCTAGAACTTGTCAACTATAAATCCTAAAACCAACCAACCTATTTTGAGGAAGTATCCGTCTAGGTTATTTGGATGTAGGAAGACACTATACCAGACTATACTTAACTATACTTTAAAGTTCTTAAGTTGAGACTATTCTTCTACTACGCGTAAGAGAAAAAAATCCGTACCTTCTAGAAATATAGTTGCTAATTAAGTAATACATGTATAGTTTTTTAGTTGCACTAACACCAAACAAAACTTTCCACTGCAATATTCCTGTTAGTAAGTGACCTTCCTGCAGAAAAAGATACTAACAGCTTTAACCCCTCCAAAACATCATTTTCTTGTCAGTATCTTTTTGCAGGGAGGTCTAGAAGATTGAACTTTTTTGCAGGAAGATTGCCATAATCCCCATACTATAGCCGACCATTCAACTAACCACAACCATACCGAAAACGGTACGGTTATGACATAAAGAGCAGGTTAATCCACAGGGTTATCCACAGGATGTTTATAACTTTTAGATAACTTTTAGATAGGTATGAAAGTTATTCGGAAGTTCATAAGTTGTTGAAAAGTAAACAAAACCGCTATTTTTTGGAATATGCCAAAAAAGTTATTCCAATGTTGGATAGGGCCCTAAGCTCAAACCGTCAGAATCATCTCTTTATGATGCTCAACCTTGCAAAGGGGGTGAACCCAGATAGAGAACCCAGCATTCACAGCGTTTGCACACCAAGAGTAGTCCTCACCCATATCTACACGGAAGTCCGTTGTCTCCAGAGATATATCACGGATTTTGAACCAAGGGCGCTTCATGTTCTCAAAGACCCCTTGACGCACAGCCAAGAAGCCAAAGGAGACTCCATCTACCTCAAAAGGTTCTGCTTCTAGGATGTAGTCCAAAGAGTTCAAACTGACAGGGTTTCCAGCATCATTTAGCTTCATAGCCCCAATTCGACCAGTTCTATCCACAGGCATCATTCCAGAGATGATGTCCTTGTCGGAGGATAGAAGCATTTCAAGAGCGTCCACTTTCCAACTAATATCGGAGTCAATCCAGATAATCCTGCTATAGGTGAACTTTCCTGCACCAAACTCAGTTGCTACCCAATCTGCCCCATAACTATCCGTTGCAGTGTTCTCACGAGCACTTGGCACAAAGGAGGAATACTGAGAGACAAAGTGGTAACTCAAACCCTTGGAATCTAACCATTTGGTTGTTTCAATCAAGGACTTCACATAGTCAGCTTTTAGGGAGTGACCCGGCGTTGCAAATACAACATCGTAATGAGGAGCATTCATAACCTCAGCCTACCTCAATGTTGTAAGGTGGCAGCACATCCAACACGGAAGGAAATGATATGAAGGCTTGGAATCCAATGTCACTTATCAAGGCAGCAGAAATCGCTGGCGTTGACTTTGATGTCGATGACACATGGCTAGATATCGCTCCCTATGGAGCAGGTTTCAATCCTGTCGGAGTTGTATGGCATCACACAGGATGCTCACCGTTTGCAAAGGGAGATATGCCCTCTCTTAGTTGGTGTCGTTTCCCCGGCGAATACGCAGGAGACGCAAGGGCTTGTCACATTGTTGTAGGCAGAAGTGGTCGTATGCAGATTATTGCTGGCAAGGGCGCATATCACGCTGGCGCTGGTGGACCGATGACTATTAATAAGACAGACATTCCAAAAGATGAAGGCAACCGTTATCTCATTGGAATTGAAATTGAAGCATCTTCAAGCACAAAGATTAATGCTAAAACCAGAACAACTCCCAAGTGGGGTATGAATGAAGTTCAGTTTGACTCCGTTGCACGCTACTGCGCTGCACTATTTGATTTGCTTGATTGGCCTACTGAAGCAGCAATTCGTCATCAAGACTGGGCTCCAAGGCGTAAGACAGATGTAGGAATCAAACTCAACAACATTAGAACTTTTATTGACCTTTACCGCCAACCTCAAGAAGAGGTAGAGGTTCAAGTTGTAGAGAAGCCAAAGAAGCCAGTAGTCCGTCTTTTGCAGGTAAAACTTCGGTATAAAAACCATGACATCAGAATCATGCAGGAAGCTCTTATTAAAGAGTTCCCTCACTCAACTATTATTGCTACTGGATTATTTAATACTAATACGCAGAACACTTATAAGAAGTGGCAAGAGAAATGCGGCTTTGAGGGTGATGATGCAGATGGTATCCCCGGCAGAGACAGCCTCGGAAAGCTTGGCAAGAAATACGGCTTTACCGTTAAGTAACCCCTATAGCGTTTTGATTATCTAGGTGTTAGAGTTTTTCCATGGCTGAAACGATTGAAGAACTCAAACAGAACATTGCTACAAAACTTCTTATTGCAAGAGGGTTTGATCCTAAAGAAGATCCCATTGAATGGGATGCAACTAGGGAAGACTCTCAATACGCATTAGTTTATGATGATGTCAATTTTGTAGTTAATCAATTACTTAACGAAGAAATTGATGATGAAGAGTTTGAACCTATTCTTGAAACTCCTCCATACCGTATAGGTAGTTATCGCAATCAAACTGTAACTCGCTCTAACGCTACTTTCATTTTCATGGACGCAGGTGTTGGTAATCCAGCATATGTACGAGATGTAAGAGAGTGGCTTAAAGCAATTGATGACGCAGGTATCCCTGACGATGCTGAAGTTGAAGGAACTCTTCATCTTGATTATGACTTAGAGCCGAACAACATAGAGCGGATTGAATGTGCAGAGTGTGGCACGATGGACGTGTTGCTAACTGTGCATGAATGTAAAAGTGCTTAGTCCACGATTTGCAAATTATTTATTAAGCAAGGCATATGAAAATGGAGACCGTTTCCATTTTTATCTTTCTGGTCCAATGACAGGTCTTCCTGATTACAATCGTCCTGCATTTGATGAAGCAGCAAAAGCATTACGCGAAGAAGGCTATGCAGTATTTAGTCCTTCAGAAGTTGGACCCCGAGACCAAGTAATGGCTAGGTCTTGGTATATGAGAAAAGATATTCAAGCACTTTTACAATCTGATGCAGTTATGATGCTTCCAAACTGGGAGCAATCAGAAGGTGCTAAATTAGAATTCGAAATTGCGAAGCAGTTAGAGCTTCCAATTAAGTTCATAACAATCAACCCTAAGGGAGAGGTTTAGGTAGCAACATGGGAATGGGTGACGATACCGCAGTTAGGTGGAGCGATTATGAAAGTTTTCGTTCTCAAATAGAATACGACACCCGTCACAAAATTGCTGCTGGTCTTGAAAAGTTTATTGAAAATAGCAGGGTGAATGGTTTATCAAATCACTTTGTTTCTGGAATTGAACTTGCTAAGGGTTATGCACTAGGTTTGGTGGATGAACCCCCATCGACTAGTAAAGAATTGGACTATCCAACTCTTTTCTAGAAAGTTACAGACCTCTCTAAGATAGTCTGTCTAGGGTTTACAACTCACATCAATTACTACTGTTTGGAGCAGACGTGGCTATTTCTTTCTCTTTTCGCATTTCAGAAGACTTTGTTTCTACTTATAAAGAGAAGAAAGCACCGTTTGGCTACCGTGATGCAGCTGGAAACTCAGTTGGTGAAATCACTTTCCTTCGCACCTACTCTCGTCTAAAAGAAGACGGAACCAAGGAGACTTGGGTAGATGTTTGCGAGCGCGTCATCAATGGCATGTATTCATTGCAAAAGGATCACTGCAAGTCATCACGACTTCCTTGGAACGATGCAAAGGCGCAAGCATCAGCTAAAGAAGCATTTGACCGTCTCTTTGAATTGAAGTGGACACCACCAGGTCGTGGTCTTTGGGTTATGGGAACAAACATTGTTAATGAGCAGAAGAACTCTGCTGCATTGCAAAACTGTGCATTTGTTTCAACACTTGAAATGACAAAGAACAATCCAGCTAAACCATTTGCTTTCTTGATGGAAGCATCAATGCTTGGCGTTGGTGTTGGTTTTGATGACAAGGGTGCAGATAAAGATTTTGAAATCTACACAACTACTCAAGAAGTATCTACATATGTAATTCCAGATACTCGTGAAGGTTGGCAAGAATCAACATGCGCTCTTATCAACTCATTTTTAAAGGCTGACCAAAAGACTATTGAATTTGATTACTCAGAGATTCGTCCATATGGAACTCCAATCAAAACATTTGGTGGAACAGCATCTGGTCCAGACCCACTTAAGAAACTTCACGAATCAATCCGTAAGCAGTTCACTGGTCGTGGTGGCGAAAAGCTAACCCGTCGTGACATTGCAGATATTGGAAACAAGATTGGCGTTTGCGTTGTATCAGGAAACGTTCGTCGTTCTGCAGAACTTCTTATCGGTCGCATTGATGATGAAGATTTCTTAAACCTAAAGAACGCAGATGTATTTCCAGAGCGCAACTCATACGATGCAGATTCTCAAGGTTGGGCATGGATGTCTAACAACTCTGTTGAAGTAGAAGTTGGAACTGACTTCTCTCCAATCATTGATGGCATTGTTCGCAACGGTGAACCCGGCGTTATCTGGATGGATACTTCACGCAAGTATGGTCGTTTAGCTGACCCAGCAAATAACAAAGACCATCGCATCATGGGTTACAACCCTTGCGCTGAACAATCACTTGAGTCATATGAAATGTGCACACTCGTTGAGACTTATCTCAATCGTCACGAATCATTAGAGGATTACAAGCGCACACTTAAGTTTGCATATTTATATGCCAAAACAGTAACTCTTCTCCCAACACACTGGGAAGAAACCAACGCGATCATGCAGCGTAACCGTCGCATCGGCACGTCGATGTCTGGTGTTGCTAATTTCGCTGACCGCGTTGGCTTACCAATCCTACGCGATTGGATGGACGATGGTTATACAACTATCAAGCGTTATGACGTTACATACTCAGAGTGGCTTGGTGTTCGTGAGTCAATCAAGATGACAACCGTTAAGCCATCAGGCACAGTCTCAATCTTGGCTGGAGAGTCTCCAGGAGTTCACTGGACTCCAGGTGGAAAGTATTTCCTTCGCGCTATTCGCTTTGGTAACTCTGACCCAATGCTTCCTCTGTTCAAGATGGCTAACTATCGAATTGAACCAGCATCAGAATCACCTGATACAACTTCAGTTGTTTTCTTCCCAATCAAGTCAGATGCAGAGCGTGCAGAGAAAGATGCAACTATCTTTGAAAAGATGTCTCTTGCTGCAATGGCTCAGCGTTATTGGTCAGATAACTCTGTTTCAGTAACTATCTCCTTTGACCCAGAGAAGGAAGCAGAGCATGTTGGAACAGTCCTTCACATGTATGACGGTCAGTTGAAGACTGTCTCATTCCTTCCTTCAGGAAACTTCACATACCCTCAGATGCCTTACACGCAAATGACAGAGGAAGAATATAATGAAGAAGGAACTATGAAGCTCTTCCCAATTGATTTCTCTGGGGTGTACGCTGGTCTCGCATCAGAGGCAATAGGAGAGGCTTATTGCACAACTGACGCTTGCGAAATCAAAATGATTAAGGAGAATCAATGATTTTAGAGACAGGCGACATCATCGCTATGATTATTGCTTTAAGCGGTTCTTTGTTCATGCTCACCGTGTTCTTCCGCCAGAACTACCTCTTGCGTAGGGAAAATCTTTATCTGAAAGCAGCGCTTACGGAGAAAGAACTATTCCACTAAATCGAATACACTAACCCCGATCCGACGGGATTGATGTTCATATTCGAATAGAGGTATAACTGTGCCTGAAGCTAAAGGTACGGCAGCTCGTATTATCGAAGTTGCCAAAGCAGAAGTCGGTACGATTGAAGGACCGAAAGATAACGAGACAAAGTATGGCAAGTGGACAGGTGCAAACTTTCTTCCATGGTGTCAATCATTTGTTTCTTGGTGTGCATTCACATCAGGACTAGACCCAAAGAAGTATCCAAAATCTGCAGCAACTGTTGCAGCGTCCGACTGGTTTAAGAAGAATGACCGTTGGGCAGATGCTCGCAATGATGACCCATCTGCTGGAGACTTGATTTATTTTGATTTCCCAGATGATGGTGTCAATCGTATTTCTCACGTTGGTCTTTGTATTAAGAACAACGGAAACGGAACCATTCAAGTTATTGAAGGCAACACTTCAGGAACTGCAAAGGGAGACCAACGCAATGGCGGAATGTGCGTAGAGAAGACTCGCGCATATGTCAAGGACAACAAGCTAAAGCTTCTAAACGCTGTAGTTGGTTGGGGTCGTCCAGTTTATGTTGGCGAAGAAAACCTTCCATTACTGTCAAAGGTTGGCTCATCTGATGCACCCGCTGCAAAAGCTCCAGCACCTAAGAAGGTAGCAACAACACCAACTGCTGCTCCAGCTTTCACACCATTGAAAAAGGGCTCAAAGGGGTCTAACGTTAAGAAAGTACAGACTGCTCTTAAACTAAAAGCAGACGGTATTTTTGGAGACGGAACTCTAAAAGCTGTTATAGCGTTTCAAAAAGCAAATAAGCTTGATGAAACAAATGGTGTAGTCGGTCCAAAGACTTGGGCTGCTATCGGGAAAGAAGTAAAGTAATGATGGAAGTATTTATCATCGTAGGAGTTATGGCTATTGCTATCGCTCTATTTGCTTTTAATGAAGACCTCGTGTCTAAAGGTTTTAAGTGGAAAGCTAAAGATGGAGACAAAGACGGGATTGTCCAAGAAGGAACCCGTTGGGAACGTAAGACTAAAAAGAAGTAACTAGGATAGGAACTGACATGAGATTCAAAGACTTTGATACGACAGATGCAGTCGTTCGCATGTCTGACGGTCTTGTGTCAGTTTCTACTACTGCATATACCGACACCTTTGCTGTGCAGGAACTAAAGAATAGAAATAGAAACTACCTTTCTAGATGGGAAACTAGAGATAACTCTTCCAGTCCAGAAAGCAAAATCTTTAGTGTTTACTACAAAGACAAGCTTGTAGGTCAAATTGTTCTTTACGAGTTCAGTGGAGAAGAATCTAAAAAGTGCAATGCAAGTTATTGGGTGGATGAGTTCTGCTCTAACCGTGGCATCACAACTACTGCACTAAAGCTTGTAATCTCTCATGCTTTTACTGTTCTTGATGTAGATGTAATAGAAGCAGCAATTCAAATGGAAAACTTAGCAAGTGTTCGTGTTGCAGAGAAGCTTGGTTTTATTAGAACCAACTCCGTTAAAAGGTATATGGTTATGGCCCAAGCTGATGTTGACCATGACTTGTATGTTCTCAATAGGTAATTATGGCTACCTACGAATACAAGTGCCCTTCAGAGCATTTATACACAGAAGTTCGTGCAATGAGCGAAGAACAAAAAATAACTGAGTGTCCGACATGCGGAGAGCCACTTTCACGGATTTATTCGACCGCTGCGGCTATATTTAAGGGCAGGGGCTTCTACTCAACTGGTGGGTAGACGGAGAGGGAATAGTGACGACTGAGATTTATTACATGCTTTGCTTTGATACCAAAACTAAGAAATGGTATGCAGCAGACAACATGCTTGGAGTTTTGCTAAAAAGTCAAGGACCTGTTCTTGAAGGTGAAGGAAGCGAAGGAAAGTTTCGTCCTATTGCTGAAGGGTTAGAGGCTGACCTTGACTATGACAACATAGAAAAACTTGGTCAGTTTATTAGAAGTAATAATGAAGAAAGCTAAGATTCCTTCTGCAGTATTAACAACCGTTGAAATGCCAGAGTGGAAGCATAAGATTCTTAAAGTAGTTGCTGCCCTACTCTTTATAAAAAAGGCGAACTATGTTATGGTCATCTCAGAGATAGACACACTATGAACCGACCAGATTGGGACGACTATTACCTCAACATTGCTAGAGCGGTCTCCCTCAGAGGAGATTGCATTAGGCGTCAACACGGTGCTGTTATCGTCAAGAACCACAAAATCGTTTCGACTGGTTATAACGGAACTCCCTCAGGTGATGAACGTTCTTGTGGAACAACAGGAGAATGTCCGAGAAACTTGGATCCGAGTTCAGTCCACGGGCAAGGTGATTACGACTTATGTTGGGCGACGCACGCAGAAGCAAACGCGCTTCTCCGTTGCTCGTGGGAAGAGATGGTCGGGTCAACTATCTACATTACAGGAGCGCCCTGCGCTGGTTGCTCAAAGTTAATTAACTCTGCTGGTATTTCCCGAATAGTGAATTTGTAAACCCAGTTCGTCTAATTGGCAAGACAGCGCACTCTGGATGCGCCAATTGTGGTTCGAGTCCATGACTGGGTGCGATAAAGTTTTAAGACAATATTTGCGGATGTTGCATAATGGTAGTGCCTCAGCCTTCCAAGCTGATTGTGCGGGTTCGATTCCCGTCATCCGCTCCAATAAAGATATAACACTTTCTAAGTAAAGGTAATCTGTTTTGATGAGGTAGATAACCTCTGAAACTAGATATGAATTGAGAGTGAGCTTATGGCACTTCCAATTACTGGTGGCAAAATTACCTGCCCTTTCGCCAAGCCTGGCAAGATGTGGAAAACAGGAAGACACGAAGGTGTTGATTTTGCTTGTCCTAAAGGAACACCTATTCTCGCATGTGCAGATGGTGAAGTTATCGGCACAGGTGTATGGGGTTCTGCTTATGGACCACATTCATTAGTCATCAAACACAAAGTTGGAGAACAAACTCTCTACACAATGTATGCACATGGTCAAAAGCTTTATGTGAAAAAAGGTGACAAAGTAGTCAAGGGACAACATGTTCTTGACTCAGGAGCAGAAGGCAATGTAACTGGGCCTCATCTGCACTTAGAATGCCAAGCAAAGCCAACATGGACTCGTGGCGGTGGAATTGACCCTGCAGGTCTTTTAGCTATTTAGTTAAACGCAATAAACACAAGCGGGTAGAGAAATCTGCCCGTTTGTTGCGTTTAGCGAGTGTGTTGTCCAGGACATCCCTGATTAGGACAACGAGGGTTTCCGTTGTTACCTTGAGTCTCAGTTCGTGTTGAGCCACAGTACTTACATACATCTTGACGTTCTTGTGGAAGTGGATCAGCCATTTTAATTCCTAACTCGAAGTTAGAACAATAATATCATTATAAATATCCTTGATAAAATTAGACATCAATTAGGTTTTCCTTACCCGACAAAGGAAAAGAGGGCGGCTGGATTAATTTCCAGTCGCCCTTTCCTTATGCCATAATGTTTTTATGGGTAAACCGAAGAAAGGTGGCGGAGGCAAACCGAAGGTAGAAGCACCTTCAACTCCTAAAGCACCTAAACAACAGCGCAAGACTGGTCGCACAACTGGTGGTTACTCACCAGAGAAACTTGCTATTCGTGAAGCTAAGCGTTCTGGTGTAGTAAGTTCTACTCCTAACGAATAATAAGTAAGCCTCGTTGGTCTAGCGGTTAGGACGTCTCCCTCTCACGGAGAAGATCGTCGGTTCGAATCCGATACGAGGTACATGCCCTCTTAGCTCAGTGGTAGAGCACCCGCCTTGTAAGCGGGCGGTCATCCGTTCAAATCGGATAGAGGGCTCCAATGCAATACACTAATGAAGTGTTCACTAATCCAAACAACGGTATACCCGAAGATATAACCCGTTTATATGAAGCAATGACTTCAAAGCATGATTTATACTTTCAAACTCATGCTCGTAGGACTATGAGAACTGTTCAGGTTCTACTAGATGAAAAGCCTAAAGGAAAGCTTCTGGAGCTTGGAACTAGCAAAGTTATTCCGTTGTTGCTCAAAGAGCTGCAGTCAGAGCTTGAAGTCCATGTGACTGACTTTGATTTAACAAAAGAAGAAAAAGACAATATG